TACCGACAGCGCCACCTATCAGATAGGGAAAACCATCACGGTGATGGCTAACTGTGAGCGTAACGGTGGCACCGGTGCCATCACAGTCACGATAAATATTAACGGCCAGGTGAAAACGGCGGAGGTTATGCCGTATACCGCAGGGATTCCGGCCATGTATCAGACCGTCGTCTTTTCGGTCTACACCACTTCACCTGTCGTGGATATCAGCGTCTCTCTGAGGGTCCGTGGGCAGTACACCACGTCTGCTTCCGTCTGGCCGCTGGTGATGGTTTCCCGGTCGGGGAGCAACTTCACAAACTGACCGGATTTCCGGTCCCTTTCGTTTAATGAGGAACAAATATGACTATGTCGCGCGTAATTTCTCTGGCGGCAGGGCTTTCCCTGTCCGTTTTATTTTCCACTGCTGCCGTTGCCGATAACGGAAGAGGAAGCGGCAACAGCAATATTGAAAACCAGACCCGGATTTATACCGGCACCGACCGTGGGCAGAAACAGCACCGCGAGGCAAAGGGAAAAACAATCACGCGGAGCGTCCAGTGTTCTCTGCCGGCATATTTACGTGACCCGGATAATCAGTGCTGAGATGTGAATGAATCTGAAGCCTGCCTGCGGGCGGGCTTTTTTATGGAGGCAATATGCCAGTACTTATTTCCGGCGTACTGAAGGATGGTACGGGAACGCCGGTACAGAACTGCACCATTCAGCTGAAGGCCTGCCGGACCAGTACGACGGTGGTCGTGAATACGGTGGCATCAGAAAATCCGGATGACGCCGGGCGCTACAGCATGGATGTGGAGCAGGGGCAGTACACTGTCACGCTCCTGGTGGACGGGTATCCCCCGTCACATGCCGGAGTTATTACGGTTTACGATGATTCAAAGCCGGGCACCCTGAATGATTTTCTGGGGGCCATGACAGAAGACGACGTCCGCCCGGAGGCGCTGCGGCGTTTTGAGGCGATGGTGGAAGAAGTTGCCCGCCAGGCATCGGAGGCATCGCGGAATGCCACCGCCGCAGGGCAGGCATCTGAACAGGCGCAGACATCAGCAGGTCAGGCAGCGGAAAGCGCCACGGCAGCAGTGAATGCAGCCGGAGCGGCAGAAGCATCAGCCACACAGGCAGCCTCATCCGCAGCATCTGCGGAGAGCAGCGCAGGTACGGCGACCACAAAAGCCGGGGAGGCATCAGCCAGCGCGGCGTCGGCTGACACAGCCAGAACGGCGGCAGCCGCATCGGCAGCCGCAGCGAAAACATCTGAAGCGAATGCAGATGCCTCCCGTACTGCCGCCGGCGATTCAGCTGCTGCCGCAGCCGCCAGCGCGACGGCGGCGCAGACATCAGCAGAGCGCGCCGGAGCATCCGAAACCGCCGCGAAGACGTCAGAAACGCAGGCGGCTTCCAGTGCCGGTGATGCAGGTGCGTCAGCCACTGCGGCGGCAGCGTCGGAAAAGGCGGCAGCCGCATCGGCAGCCGCAGCGAAAACATCTGAGACAAATGCAGCAACGTCAGCAAGTACAGCAGCGGCCAGCGCAACAGCCGCCTCGTCATCAGCATCGGAGGCATCCACTCACGCCGCCGCATCTGATACCAGCGCATCACTGGCGGCGCAAAGCAGTACTGCTGCCGGAGCAGCAGCCACCAGAGCAGAAGATGCCGCAAAACGGGCAGAAGATATCGCGGACGTGATTTCCCTGGAAGATGCCAGCCTGACGAAAAAAGGTATCGTTAAGTTAAGCAGCGCCACGGACAGTGACAGCGAAGCGCTGGCAGCCACGCCAAAGGCGGTCCATGCTGTCATGGACGAGGTACAGACCAAAGCGCCGCTGGACAGTCCGGCACTGACTGGTACGCCAACAGCACCAACTCCGGAAACCGCAGCTGCAGGTATTGAAATTGCCACGGCAGCGTTTGTGGCTGCGAAAGTGGCGCAGTTGGTTGGTTCTGCGCCGGAAACGCTGGACACGCTGAAAGAACTGGCTGACGCGCTGGGTAACGATCCGAACTTTGCCACCACTGTACTGAATAAACTGGCGGGCAAGCAGCCGCTGGACGATACACTGACGGCGCTGTCAGGAAAAAGCGTTGACGGTCTTATCGAATACGTTGGTTTACGGGAAACCATAAATCACGCCGCCGATGCATTACTAAAATCACAGAACGGTGGCGATATTCCGGAAAAGCCGCTGTTTGTACAAAATATCGGAGCGCTCCCTGCATCAGGTACGGCTGTTGCAGCGAACAGACTGGCATCACGCGGCGCGCTTCCGGCACTGACTGGTGCGACAAGAGGCAGCGATAGCGGCCTGATAATGGGCGAGGTCTACAACAATGGCTATCCGACGCAATACGGAAATATTTTACGTCTGACCGGAACTGGTGATGGGGAAATCCTCATTGGCTGGAGCGGGACAAACGGTGCGCCAGCGCCCGCATATATTCGCAGTCATCGAGATACCGCCGATGCTGAGTGGTCCGAATGGGCGATGCTCTACACCTCACTAAATCCGCCACCGAATTCGTATCCAGTAGGTGCGGCGATAGCATGGCCGTCTGATGCTACCCCAGCCGGTTACGCCCTGATGCAGGGGCAATCGTTTGATAAATCTGCTTACCCGTTACTGGCTATAGCGTATCCGTCCGGCATTATCCCTGACATGCGGGGCTGGACAATAAAGGGTAAGCCCGTCAGTGGACGTGCTGTGCTGTCGCAAGAAATGGACGGCAACAAATCGCACAGTCACAGCGCCAGAGCGCAGGATACTGACTTAGGGACAAAATCTACCTCATCCTTTGATTACGGCACGAAATCGACCAATACCACGGGCAATCATACTCACCAGTTCGGCGGTTATATCAACTCGTTCTATGGGGACTCCAGTCACACCTCATTTCAGCCTGGAGGTGGTGCGTGGACACAGGCCGCTGGCGACCATGCGCATACAGTTTATATCGGAGGACACGGGCACACCATGTATATCGGTCCACACGGCCACGTCGTTATTGTGGACGCAGACGGTAATGCGGAAACCACGGTTAAAAATATTGCATTTAACTACATAGTGAGGCTGGCATAATGACTTTTAAAATGAGCGAACAGGCGCAGACAATTAAAATTTTCAATCTGCGTTCAGATACTAACGAATTTATTGGGGCAGGTGATGCGTATATTCCGCCGCACACAGGACTACCGGCAAACTGTACTGATATCGCCCCTCCTGATATTCCCGCCAGTCATATTGCTATATTTGACGCTGAAACCCAGACATGGAGTTTGCATGAGGATCACCGCGGCGAGATGGTTTACGACACAACAACCGGCAATCAGGTTTATATCTCCGCTCCTGGTCCGTTGCCCGAAAATGTCACATCAGTTTCACCAGGTGGTGAATACCAGAAATGGGATGGTAAGGCTAAGGCCTGGGTAAAAGACGAAGTGGCTGAAAAAGCAGCGCAGCTTCGTCAGGCGGAAGAAACCAAAAACAGGCTCCTGCAAATAGCATCTGAAAAAATCGCGCCGTTACAGGATGCTGTTGATCTTGATATCGCAACAGATGATGAGAAAGCGCAGCTCGACGAATGGAAAAAATACAGGGTGCTGGTAAACCGGGTGGATACCTCAAATCCTGACTGGCCAGCGCAGCCAGCCTGATAAAATAGTGTTACTGATTTCTAACAAGTGGCACATTAATTGTACTAGCTCAGACTCCAACTGACAGTTTGCGTAGCCAGAACGAAATCAAATCTGACAGTCTGCTTTAAGCGATGAACGGACATCGAAGCGTCAGTGCTGATGGTGGATTTTGGTTGCTTAAATCATTACAGGTGCTAGTGTAGATGCGACATCCATAAAAGTGGATGCAGTCAGAATAGATATTTGCACAGTAGGATTCTTTGAGGACTAGATCAATCAAAAAGATTTAGATAAAATTGCAGTGTTAACTTAAGGAACTAGTGGCAATTAAGCTTTAAATGCGTTAGTTGAGTTGTGTGATTATATAAAATTAGCGCTTTTTGAATGCTTGGAGAGTGAAATGTTAGAACCACCAAAGAGTTATAATGAAATGTTGCCTATGCTCCATAAGGCAACTTTTATTACTACATTTATATTTTATCTATCATTAGTTATTTATGGCTACATGCCATTAGTTGGCATTAATGCTAAGTACATCCCCCCCATTAAAGACTACGAAGAATTTATTAAGTGGATATTAACATTCGGTATATTGCCAATTGCATTTTCAATTTTTTGGTCCGTGATTAGCGGAGCTTTAGATCTACATAATAATGTGGCAAAAATTATTGGGATAAGAAAAGTATGGGATAATTACTTAATTATTAAACCATTAGCGAAAATCGCAGGCGTTACGAGAAAGCTAACTAATGATGAATCTTACAAGGTAATGAGTAAACTGTATTACCCAGAGATTAAAGAGTTAAAAGATAAACATTACGTTGAGCTTTTCTGGAACAAAGTTTATTATTTTTGGGTTTTCTTTGAACATACAGTAATTGCATTTATTACTGTTTTACTAATAAGTTTAGCTAAATTAACTAATCTATTCTCTGTTACTGGTTCTTTAAATAACCTTTGGTTGTGGGTTATTTCCCTTATCGCCTTCAATTTTCTTATTTTTATAGCATCTGTTAAGCCAAGAACTGAAAGTCAAGTAAGGCAGATACCTGATGATAAAATAAAGGAATTCTTTAATAATAATAACATTTTTTAAATGGAGTTAGTTTTGAATTACAAGATAAATGGAATAACTATACGTTCAGAAAATGCAGCCAAACCGCATACCATGCCATCTAGCTATCTCTGCGACCATATTAAAAACTCTATTAAAAATGGTAGAGCCCTTGATTTTGGATGTGGAAAGCTTAGATATTCAGAACAATTAGTAAATAAATTTGAAGCTGTGACATTTTTAGATTCCAGAAAACAGCTAGAAAGAGTGCAAATTATCAGAGGTGTACAAACCACAATTCCAGAATATGTGGCTAATAACTATAAAAATGCTAATGTTGTTCCTTTTGAAAGTATAGATAAAATAACGAGTCTTTATGATTTCATACTTTGCGCAAACGTGCTTTCCGCAATTCCATGTAAATCCACAATTTACAAGATCATTAGTGCGATTAGAGAATTATTAAAGAGTGATGGTGAAGCAATGATTGTCAACCAATACAAAAGCTCTTATTTCAAGAAGTATGAGAGTGGTATTAAGCATTTGCATGGGTATATATACCAAAACTCACGCAATGCTTCCTATTATGGTTTGCTGGATGAGAATACTGTAAGTGAAATTTGCTTAGATAACAAATTAGCAATAATAAAGTCATGGAGCAAAGCAGGCAGTTCATATGTGGTTGTTGGTAAAAAATAAGCATATTTAATATATTTCAAAAAATTCTTAGGAGGTGCTATTTACTTTTTACTTATTAGTTTGCTGGGGGCGAGTCAACATGAACTGCCCCTCAGTTATTGCATATTTACAGAGTTTAGTCTAAGCTTTGACGTAGTTCAGTACGAATTTTTCCCGAGTTTTTTTATTCTGAGTTCTGAGTTCTGAGTTCTGAGTTCTGAGTTCTGAGTTCTGAGTTCTGAGTTCTGAGTTCTGAGTAGTGATACTCACTTATGTTAACAGCTTCTTTTACTTAGATGCCTTCTTCAATAGGATTGCTAAGAGCGAAGAGCAAAAGTCGATAAACAATAAAGAGGCTCCAAATAAATATTATTCAATGAAGCCTGCAAATCATTATCTGTAATTACTAAGTCACTACTTATAAATCAACAATATTTAGTGTAATGTCAATATTATTTAGACTTGCAATCTCTGATGAATCGTTTGCTATTTTAGCTTTTAATTTATCAATAGTAATCATATCTTCATAGCTGATACAAACCATATCACCTTGGTTAATTTTTGATTTATTCACTATAGCTTGAATAACAGACAGATCACCCATTACATCTCTCAGGAATTTAACCATGCTTTGATCATTGAAGTCAGATATCGATTTTGAACGTTGCTTACGTTGGATTGTTCCTTTTGTAATTACTTCATTAATTTCCTTTAAACCGGTAAGCATATCAAATATGCTGCCTTCGCAATTCATCCGGTGTTTAATTGCATTGCGATTAATGATATTGAGTATTATTTCGAGTGAATCTTTATCATTCCATGGGTGTAATGACGTATAATCCTGATGGCGATGAATGGCATCAAGCATATCAAGGATCATATCTTCATCTGCTTTATCGCAAAGTTCATTTACGAAATAGCCGGGATCGATTATTTTACAATAACTTGGAACTGAGTATTTTGAGCTTTTACAAAAACCAAAAATATATAACACAGAGTATTTATCTTTGAGACTCACTCCTAATTCATTTGTCTTTTCAAAGGCTGTGATGGTTTTTTTGATTTTTGCCGGGCTTGCATTCGTAGTAACTTGAACCGCTACCATGTTTTGATTGTCAGCTAAATCAATGGCGGGAAAGTTGACTTTAATTTGATTCATGTTTTCCAGCTCACCCATTTTCAGTGCACGAAACATGAAGATGGTCAATGACTCAATCATTCTTTCCATGTCATGAAATCCCGCCTGCTTGCGTTGCGCGATATAAAGCTGAAGTAGTGCAATGTCACTCTGTAAGTTTCTAATAAGTGAGTCAATCATAACTAATAATCCTTTTCAATTAAGCAGGGGCGTGTTTGAGCGTGTTTATTTGACTGTTAGTTTAATTTCTTGTTTTTATATTAACAAGCTTTACAATTAGATTAGGTTTCTCAAAACCTAATCTCCCCGTGCAAATCCACTAACTATGCTGAACGCGTTCCGTTGTTAAACATGTCCGCCTCTGGCACAGGGCGGACAGTCAGATTAGGTTTGGCTCTGTGCCATAGATATGTCAACTCACATTTGAGCTAATACACATTAATTATTTAAACCAGTTATTAACCACTTTCTCAAACCGCTGGGTTACTTTTTCCCACGGAAATTTCTCTTCCACACAACGTTGTCCACGTAAGGCAACATCGTTTAAATCGGGGGATGCCAGCGCTTTATTAATGTCCCTGGCAATAGTCTCCGGGGTCATTAGCTCCTGCAAATGGAAGCCGGTATCCCCCTCTTTTACGAACTCAGTCATCCCGCCGCGTGTGCTGACCAGTACAGGTTTTCCTGCTCCCATCGCTTCAATTGCAACCATGCAGAACGGTTCCTGGAACTGAGAGGGAATAACAACCAGATCTGCTAATGAATAGTAGTTGTATATCTCTTCTGGCGTTACACCTCCGACCATATGACAATGTGGTTTTAGCCGTTCTGCTAATTCCCGCACCTCACGCTGATAAGTTGCTTTTTCACCTTTACTTTTACTCATATAGTCACCAACGACAACTAACTCTATATCGTTGCGTTCCTTGAGGAGTTGTTCGAACGCCTGTAAAAGCAAAGTCACTCCCTTATCCGGTGATATACGGCCAGCAAAGAAAATCGTTTTTTTCTCCGGAGTTATTCCCAGGTCAGACTTTTGCAGCGGTACAGCCTTTTTCTGATAGGCCTCCAGGTCAATACCATTAGGGACGATAGCGATATCAGCATCCGGCAGGTACACCTGATAATGCTTCTTCAAAAACATGCTTGGGACGATCATTTTAACGTTTTGATCTAGCCCATCAGGTTCGAAAGCATTGTGCATATGCATAACCATTTTTGCCTTTGGGGCTCTTTTGCGGATCTGGCGGTACAGCTTTATGCTGTTATGCACGATGATTACACTATCATCGGTAACGTTAAAGTCTTTTGCAATATTCAGAATGCGCTGTGAGTAAGGGAGCGGGTCCAGACGAGTCCACTTCTGAAAGAGGCGCTTATAGAGTCTGCTGAAACCTATGCGATGAACAGAACAATGGTCATTGACCTTTAAAAAATCGCTATAACCTTCATTCTTAATACAAGCGATTCTGTTTTGTATTTTTGTTCGCTGTGCAACTTGGTACATCCATGTCTCTACTGCGGCTGCACCACGCGGTGGTATGGAGAAAATTGGTGTAACCGTAAGCACTAATTTATCGATCATTGTAACTCCGTAAATCTTGTTGAGTTTTTACTCAACGAGGCGACTATGCCTGACACTTTGCATTAACAATACAGATAATTCTTATTTCATACGTAACAGATAAAAAACATGAACTAGCTCACAACTTCGTCAGCTATTAATATTCTTGCTATGTATTTATTGGGGTATGCGAACCTTTCGACTTTTACACAGATGATGGCCGCAGCGATGTGCTCAATGAACTAGCTGGTTTGCAGTAGGCCTCACTACTTGGCGGTAGGATGACGGTGGTTAGTTCGAGGGAGTAGCGGAAAACTCAATAGAATACAAGCAATAAAGTGGCTTCTTGCGGTGTCCCGGTATAATGATAGCTATCTGAATCATTGTTATATGTAACAGCAGACTCTCGCTTTTTTCGCTTAAAGCCTGTTTTTTATGTCACAAGCAGCAAGTGTTTAACATTGTTTCAGATTATAGATTAGCGTGCTAACTAAAAATGTCGAGTATGGGATGTGGCATCTGGTGAACTTGTAAAAATCCCATAGTTGGTTAATAAAGAAATCGTTATTCGTTAGTAAAATGTTATTACTCATGCAATCAGGAGAGCTAACAATGAGAGGAAAACTTGCCCGAAATCTGCCCGAATTAAAACGGAAAAAGTGATAACTAATTGAATCTATTAGAACGCAACGGAACGTATTTCAGACGATAAAAGAGTGGTTTTTTTGTTTAACTCTATGAATTTAAAATGGAATTTTTGTTTTTGGCGAGAATAGGAATCGTATTCGGTCTCTTTTTATTTAGATTATAAATCAATGGGTTATGTGTTTCCCCTCGAAATTCCTCGAAATTTCCTCGAATTTCTGTATTCCGGTCTTTTTGGTTATATCACATCCAAATCCAGTTTAACATTTCTTTTACAACAAAATCAGAGCATCACGTAAGCTTTATTATCGCGTTCATCGAGATAGAGTTTCGTGGTGTTCTCTGATGTGTGGCCCAGGAGTTTTTGGGCGAACACCTCGCCGTGCTCGTTTTTGTACAGCCGCCCGGCCAGACTTCGGATCTCGTGAAATGTCGGTGGATTATTGCTGAAGTTAACACCGGAGGCTTTTCTTGCTTTTACAAATGTCTTTGTCAATCCATCCGGATGAATATTCCCGGTCGGGCTATTTTTCCTGATTCCGGCACTGATCATGAAATCAGTGCGGCTTACAAGTCGGCAGCGATCGATTACCGTTCCCAGACGTAATCCCGTCGCCCGAAGTGTCAGGGAGAGGGGAATGGCTATTTTCATTCCGGTTTTAATCTGAGTGACGTATAAGCGGTTGTCAAAAACATCACTAAATTTCATATTTACGATATCCTCCCTACGTTGACCAGTAACGAGCGCTAAATCCATCGCGAGAGGGAACCATGCAGGCATATGCTCTGCTGCCGCTCGTGTGGCGTTATACGTTTCCAGTTGCAGGCGTTCCCTGGCCACCTTAATCTCTGGTATCCGGGTTGCTTCCACCGGGTTTTTCACAATATGCCCTTCGACAATAGCCTCTCTGAACATGTCAGATAGAACTGATCTCATTGCTCCCGCCATAGTGTTTTTTCCCTCGGTTATCCACGACTCAAGAAACTTGGCAATGTGCCTGGTTGTTACTTCTGCCAGTATTATTTCCCCCATTTTTTCGCGTACGGTCGCTAATTGATTACCGCGAATCTTGTAGGTATTAACCGACAGACTCCGGCGCTGTAATAAAACCTCATAGCGATCAATCCATGCGGACACCGTGAATGAGTCAGTTCCTTTTAGCTTTTCAATAAGCGCCACGGGCGTGTGGTTTTGCGCTATGAAGTTGTTTGCCTCTATGGCCTGTGTGATAGCGTCCCTGCGGGCGATCTGACCGAGCGGAAATTCCTTGTCAGTTACCGGGTTACGCCAGAAAAAAGATTTACTGGCCTTACGGTAGGTGAGGTTCCTCGGAAGGTTAGCATCGTACTTTTTTCGACTCACTGATCAACTTCTCCAGCAATGCACTCGGTTTTCCGGTGCGCCCGTTTGGGTGGTGCTGTTCAAGCACAAGTCCCACTTTATTCGGCTTGATATAAAACGCGTCCGGATCAACCCGATACGTCCTGCCATGTAATACTGGAGTCGGGTAAATATTTCCGTTTCGCGCCCATCGTCTTAGTGTTGTGAGAGGTGGTGGATCATCGGGATAATTTAATTCACCCCAGGTTTCAAGTCTCACAAAGCTCATAGTCATGTCTCTTTACTTCATGACCGCCGCCAACTATACGGTGTGGCGGTCGGTCAGGGTTGAACATCAATGATCAGGGTAAAATTTAAAGGACTGCTGACCGCCGCCCGGTAAAACTTTTACATCTCCGGCGCGCCGTCCTGTAAATCCTGCCCAATGCGCGGCGCGTATCCTGTCAGCCTGCTCTTCAGTCAGGCAGGGTTGCGGCAGGGCGGAGTTTTTCCGGTGCTCTGCAACGCGTATGGATTTGCCGGCTTCGTGTAACTTCTGGCACAGGGGGCAAAGGTCGCGTGTATCCATCATCCGGATCTTGCCATCGAAAAATATGTTGCCATGCCATGTAGCGCAGTTCCGGCACACGGGCGCATCGCAGGTGAACATGGCACGACATTTTGTCATGTGCCCGTGTTCATCCTCATCGGCATCCCAGCCGATGATCCCGTCACAAAGCAGAGTGGCCGGGGCGCCGCAGAACATACAGACAGGCTTCTTCATGCTGCAATTACCTCCCTCATTCAGGCTGTACGAATCCCGCCGCGTGAGCGGTGTTTAAAAGCATTTTTACGGTTAATTAATTATTCAGCAGGCGATCTTTATTCCTTAATACATTTAAACTCTTCCAGCGTGACTTTCTCTTCGCGTGATTTTCCGGCTTCAGTTCTGCCGGACAGCATTTTTTCACACTGGGCTTTATTCATTTTTTTGTCAGAAAAACGAACCCAGTTTGTCGGGGAATTACCCGGCTTTTTGACGATGGCGGTTATTTTGTACATAGCCCGGTCTCCTTTTCCGGTGCTGCTGCCAGCATCGCACCATAAATTAATGACACGTCAATTTTTCCGACAGTCTCAATCATGCATGACGCCATAATTTTTCCTTCAGCAATCATGTCTTCGTCCGCCTTTTCGGGGGCCAGTTTCCAGCCATCCGGAATTACCGGAGAATTGCCCCCCGCGTTTGGATGCAATCCCCGGATGCCATCTGCTAACTCAGCTAATGCGTATGACCAATCGTGTAGGGTGTCATTACCAAACTCAAACGCACCGGTGTCAGAGTCGTACCGTCCGTGTTCGTTATCGAATGCTTGTCTCTGCTTATCTACCCAGGAAGCCGCGGCCTCAATGCCATCGCGATAAAATGACACTACCGGCACTGGCTGGACGCTGTACTCATGTGCCACAGCCATTTGTGGGTGATTGGGATTATTACACGGCACTCCACACACCTCACAGACAGCGTGCTGTATCCCGTCCAGCCTGCGGCGTTCCTGTAGCTCTCGCATCGCCGCTGCAATATCGGTGTAGTCAGTCAAAACTGAATCGTCGCAGATTTCAGCGCGTGCCAGAATTTCAGCTATTTTCCTGTCTGTTAGTTTGTTATTGCTCATCGCAATACATCCTCCACACTGATTACCCCTTTACGGCTCAAATAGTTCATTGCGGCGCTGTGTAACTTGCTGTTCGGCCTGGCGTTTCTAAGCGAGTGGGCCAGACGCTTAATCCACATCGTTAATTCTTCCACTTGCTTTTTTGCTTCTTCCAGTTGTTCGCGCACCTGTCGCATATCATCACGCTGAGTAAGTGCCGATTCAGGCATGGAATGTTCGGCACACGGGATTATTGTGTGAACGTCTGAGTATTCGCCGCCACCGTCACTGAATGCCATTACACAACCACACTTTGATTTGCCGTTCACAAAGACAATTTTGTTACTCATAATGACCGTCCTGCACGTTGCGTAACCAGATACAGACCGCGCCGTCTTCGGTGTCGTGAATGGAACCGACAAACCAGCCGTTACCTGCTGGCGGATCTGGTTGCCACGTTGAAATGTCGCATCCGTCAACGTCAGGATCTATTTCCTCGTCATCCAGGTATGAGACTTTCCATTCCAAACCGTTAGCCTCCAGCCAGGCATTAAACTCGTCTGGAGAGATAACCTCACGACCATCGCAAAACTGTTCGTACAACGGGTGAGTCCAGTAACCGTAATTATCGCGCTCTACGGGTAATGCAGTGATTTTGTTCATTATCATTTCAGGTGGTCAGCGACCGCCAGCCTCCGTTATGCGGTCACGTTCTCTTCCACGCCAGCGTTTTCGACGACGCTGTACTCACCTGTGATGACAGACGCATCAGCCGGATCGATAGTCAGCGTCTCCTTTTCGTCCATTGATACCGCGCGCTGGATCTCAATGGATACAGGCAGGTATTTGAATAGGCGGCGTATGGCGGTTTTTTTTGCCATTTCCTCCCAGTGAGTAACCCACGGGCCGTTGTTACCGGCTTTGCTCTGTGCCCGTACCAGCTCTATCTGTTTACGGGTCATTACCTCAAACTGTGTGCCGCCATCTTTAAGGCGGGCAACGGCATAGACATGAGTAACTGGTGCATCTTCGTTCTCACCCGGACGGTGTACCAGCTTCTCTTCCAGACCAAACTCGAAGCTGAAATCGTCACCTTCGCGGACGACGCGTGCGGAAAGGCTGGCAATCTGTCCGGAACGGCGGGCAAGGTCGATCATTCCCCGGTAGCCAATAATTAACTGAACGTTTTTTTTGCCTGACTTTTCGTTTTTGTTTCCGAACGGCAGCAGGTAGGCATGACCGAGCGCGCCGCCGGGCTCCAGCCCAAGCTGGGAACACTGAACGATGGCGCTGACAAAACTCATGGTGTCACAGTCACCCAGCGCCGGAACTTTTCGGATTTCCGTTGTGGCTATCCGGATCATGCGTTCCGCTGTCATGTGGCGGGGCAGGGCCGCCGCCAGTTGTTCTTTCATGGAAGGCTGGTTGATAAAGCTGATCACATCGTTGTTATTTTTCACTGCCGTCGGGGTGCGTGCTCCCTGTGTTTTTTGCAGGTCGGCTTTTGCAATAGGTGGCTGTTTAGGCATTTGCATTCTCCTTCGCCCAGCGGGGCAGTGATAAAGTTTTAATGGCAGGCCATTCATCGTTATTAAGGCATTCAGCCAGGGTTTGCAGATTGCGACGATATTCCCGCTGACCTGCCAGTTTTGCGTCTTCACCCATCATGAAAATCTCAACCGGGTAACGCCCACATTCGGCGGTTGTACTGGCAACAAGGAAGACGAAGGTGGGTATCTCACCGAACTGCGCCCGATAACCGTCGCTGTAGAAAGCGTCCTGTACGTGGTAGCGATAATCGTAATAAGCTGTCCTGAACCGCTGGATATCAGCAGTGGTTTTCACATCCATGATCCAGTGAAATTCAGGGATGATTTTGTCCGGACGGCACCGACACAAAATTCCTGTTTCCGGATCTTCCCAGTAGACTGATGATTCAGCATATCCGGCGCTTTCAACCAGCCACTGCCCCAGCGGTAACGCCATCACACTCTGGTACATAAGTTCGATTTTCCGGCCTTCTTCTGCCGTAAGCACGGTTCTTCCTGTCCGGGCGCACTCTTCCAGAAAGGTTTTCTCTTCTTCTTTTCCTGCGCTGGTACGGCGGTTAAATTCCGGAGCGATGATGAAGCGTTTACTGAACTCCTCTGGTTCCAGTATCCGGCAGTGAAAAGCCGTTCCTGTATCGAGAGTCTTTGTTTTCTCCGTGTCCACGGGGGCATTTTTACGCCACAGATAAATTGCTGGTGTGTCTGCGATATCGTCAAGCTGTGATTTACTGACGCCGGGGCCAGCGTGATACGCCTCGTTAGGGATGTCATAGTAAATACCTGGCTGTATATCATCAGGGACAGTGAAATTGCCGTTTTCTACGGGATCTGCCGCTTCGCCAGCTTCATCACCGCCAGTACCTGATCCACCGTCCGTTGTAATTTCCTGCCCTGTATCGCCAGCCGTTTCCTGCTGGTTGCTCTCTTTCGGCGTTTCTCCATCTCTTTCTGTTCTGGCTTCCGTTTTTTCGGTCTGGTTTGAGGGGGGCAGGAATAGCGCTGATACATCGAAAGTCCCGTCCGCGTTTCTGGTGACAGCCTCCGGCTCTGCTGCTGGTTGTTTTTCCTCTGGCACCACTTCTTCTTTTTCACCCTGATTTGAGGCGCTGTAATTGTTATGAACCCACTTCGGATCGTCCGGGTCGCTGATGCCTTCGACATATTCACCGCGCGCGGCTGCCAGTTGTTTACCAACATCAACCGGGTTTTTGGGTGGAATGTTTTTACGTGCTTCGTGCAGTTCTGCCCGTATTTTCTGGTAGCCTGCTTCTGTCTGGCTTACAGGTGGCTCATTCTCCAGCGGCTGCGGGTCCGGATGATGTTCAGTAGTGTCCTGTTCCACTGCTTCAGGCGTTGCTGGTTCATCTGCCAGTTCGCCTGTCGGTTGCGGTTTTTCTTCATCACACTGAAATCTCCCTGTCTCAATATCCCGCAGACATTTGCCCGCCTGACGAAGCCTTGCTGCATTTTCTTCATGGGTTGTTGGGGTGTTATCAGGCACATATTCGTACCAGTCCGGATCGCGAACACCATGAACGGCAAGAAAGCTTTCGCACCACGTCCGGCGAAGATCAGGATTACCGTTATGTACGGCCTTTGGCGCTTTGCGTACCAGGTCAATAATGGTCTGTCGGTCGTAGCCTTTGATGTCGGGAATAATGCCCACTGTCATCGACATTTGTTTCCAGTCTTCCCGGTCTTCGGCGATGATACGTTTTGCAAAATCCATTGCAGGACGCAGGTTATTCAGATCCAGCTCCTCACAGAAACCACAAGCGAGCTCATAGTTAATCGTTCTGTGTGTCGGTTTTTCGCTACGGCGTGGACGTTCTGGCTTATTTACGTCGTCGACAATTACTTTATGTGGCCCGGTTTTTTTAACAGGTGCAGGTTTATTCTTCAGGCGTTCAGCCCATTCCTTAATCAGCAGGCCGCGGTTAATGTGTTCAGCACTGAACCATTCCTTAAAAAACTTAATAGTGGTGCATAACTCAGGCACTTTTCCATCGACAGGAAATACCTGTTTATACGCATTCACTGCTTTGTGAATATCGTGCTCGATAGCTTTTTTGAACGGCTCTACATTTTCTGCTGCGAGTATCAGGTTCTGGACAGTGGTATTCTGAGTATCCATCTCCAGACACGCGATTTCTTTTTTCTGGTCTGTATCGACGTGATAAAGATATTCTCCATCGCCAATATACTGTGCCAGAACGCGATGGCGGAACGGCAGTGTCGCAACCACGGTCAGTTGAGGGTTTGCTGGCGGGTTATGAGATTCCTGTATCCCGTTTTCTCCGGCAGGAGTGCCAGCACCGTCGGCGCGTTCTGTTTCATCTGATTTAACAGCAGAAGCTGCGCCGGGGATAAGTGTCAGGGTTTTGCCGTCTTCGCCACCGGGTTCGCGGTTTTCACAAAATTTAGTATCAAAGGCCCCCTCGGGCGGAATGTCATTTTCTACCGGAAAATGTACGCGTACAGGTCTGGCAAAATCAGCTTCATCAAATCCGGCAGCATCCATAGCCAGTTCGCCACGGGAGAGGGCGAGTGACTGCTTTTTAGCTGTACACCAGAAAAAACCGGCTTTAAAGCCGAGGCGTTTCCTGGCACTTTCATTTTTAACCTTGTAATAAAATGAATATTCTTCCTGCTTAATGCTCATTGTTTTTTAACCTCAGTTAAGATTAAAATCGTTTTGCCAGTGAAAATCCTCTCCGGGTGCTCACTGGTCATGTCTCTGGTGGTGGGTCTGGTCGCTCACCTCAGCATCGCCGGGATGTAAAGCCGGGGAAGCGCCTGCATTTAATGCAGGCTTTTTTCCTTTGAGGCCTCAGACATCGCCCGCGCAAAATCACTTGCAACAGACAAGCTCTTCAATGCACCAATAACCTCCCTGGGGACGTCTTTCACTTTGAGCAACATGGCTGCTGCGGCTATAGTGGAGTCCCATGCTCCTGTTTTTTCATCTGCATATGCAGTTATTGATTTATTTATTGAATAGCCATCTTCGTTTCTGTTTAACTCGTATGAATAGCCAATAACTACCGGCATATTGTTTTGCTCGCATATCTTAAATATACGGCTGGTGAGCTCTTTTAGTTCCTGTAATACTGCTGCATCAGGCGTTGTATTTTTCATTTTTATTTCCTTTTTCAGGTTGAGTGAATCCCTGCCATTGCTGGCATGATTTAAAAAATGGTATTGTTAAATTAATCAGTTTGTCAGTGGTTCGCCTTTACCATCAAGATAAATTTCTATAACTAAATCCCGGATGGTAATATTTTCACGAATATTTGTTAACGTCAGTTTTCCCCTGGTATTAGCCGTGGCTTTATAAATCCGGTCATTATATTTAACCATTGTTCCGGGAACCGCACATTGCCGTATGACCTCCATTGTACCGTAGTGCTGGTGTTTCATTTTTCAGTCCTCCTGTTGTAATTCACTGACCCTTATTTCAAGCCAGTCAGCCACATCGCGGTGGTCGAAGTAATCAAGAAAGCTGTCGAGTTTATTTCTGGTGGAAATCCAGCGGGCTATATTTTTCTCGCCGATGACATCAAGAAGTTCCGGGGTGTCATCAACCGATTCAACCAGTTCAGATAATGAAATACCTTCAATTTCAACACCGACACGATGAATGTTTACGGGTTTAATTGTGGCGTCGGCTCCCTCCAGATAAATACCGATAGTGCTCATGGTCATATCTCCGGTTTAAAAAGGGCGGATACCAGAAAGGAATGAACTGGTACCGCCAAAGACTACACACAGCAATGTCACGGGTTCCACTCGCAACCGGAAGCGCGCTCAACCAGGATCGGTGGATTTAACGACAACCTTAGTTAAGTAGCGAACGCGCTTTCGTGTTGTGTGCTCCGTATCGTGGAGCTGACGCCCGTCTTTATCCACATCGGGGCGGTGGTATACTGGAGTTCTCACACAACCAGTAAGGAAATATTATGTCTGATACAACCAGCCCTTTTGTTTTTCCTGAAAAAGCAGCTCACGAAGTGGTTCTTGAGTTAATCAGAGCGGGCAAAATTAGTTACGCAAGTGATGCTTCGGATGTTTTTACACATATGCTTAACCACTACCGCGCTGAGAGTGATCGACCTCAACAGGAAGATAAAGCTTCGTAAACGCCTCTCTCACCTCATGAGCCAGTTTCTCGACTGGCTCTTTATCTGCTCGCTGGTCATTGATTTTCATTTTTCTACGCAGAGTAGAAGCTGCGATAGCCTGAACCTCTACTGGAAGTTCTTGCATCTTCATCTTTCACCTCATCCGCTTAACGCCCGGCGGCGGAACGTTTTATCTACTGCGCTTGTTACTTAACAACAACTGCCGTCATGTTCGTATGCCTCAGGCTGGCTACTTAGCCCGACTCAGCAGCGGGATAACTCTTGGTATTGTCCGGCTGTTATCTGGTCTGGCGTTGTCTTGATACATCAAATGCTCACATATCGTGAGTAATTTGTCAATATGAATTGTGAGCATTATTTTTTTGGTGGGATATGGATAAGCAAAAAAAATCCCGCATTTGCGGGATTACTAAGAGGGGAGGTTAGCTCAAGAGGATGGAGTATCTTTTTTATGCTGTCTGCTTCTAAGGTATTGTTCTACATACTCATCAATTTCTTTTAATCTAATTTCAAACAGATCAAGCATACGTGTTTGCTCTGATGCTGGCAGCTGATTAAACAATTCGAGTAGCTTTTGTTGGTTATCACTCAGCCATGAGTTGGCATTTTCCTGCTTACCGAACATTAGTTCTGCGGGGGAAATGCCAAGCACTTGACCAAGCGTAATGGCATCCTCAGCTCCAATACTCCGCGTTCCAGCCTCGTAATTTGCAATGCGTGACGACCCCGACCAGCCACATAGCTTAGCCAGTCGTCCCATGCTTAATCCTCTGTTTTGGCGGATAGTTTTAAGACGTTCGCCAATTTGTTCTGCAATCGTTTTCATGTTTGGAATTTTATCACGCTACGTGAAATTGATGATACTCACGTATGTGTAGTTGACTATGCTCACGAATTGTGAATAATAAAATTCGGAGGTTTTAAATGAACAAAATTTCAACATACAGAAAGCAACTGGGGCTATCTCAAAGGCAGCTTGCGACTCATTTGGGATGGATACAGAGCCGTCTGGCGAACTACGAAGCAAATTTTCGCACACCCGGACTGGAGGAGTGCCGAAAAATTGTTGCCACACTTAACCATCTGGGATCTCGCTGTGTTCTTGATGATGTTTTCCCGCCTCATGTGAACGATAGCAGAACCATATTAGCGAAGGTGAACAACCATGATCACCCCTGAAACAGCCAGTCAGGCGTTATCGTCATGGCTGGCATATCTACAGATAACCCAGGAAACCGCCACGCAGCTGATCACCCGTGCATTCCTGGAGCAGCCGGCGCGACCGGAAATAGCGGTTCACCGTATCGAGCGTGACGACGGAACGGTGGATTACGACGCATGGCGCCGTAACCGGATAAACATTTTTCAGCGCTGGCGGAAACGGGAAACGGCGGAACACTGCGAGAAATTCTCTGCGCTGATCCCCGCTATTCTGGAGGCGATCCGCAAAAGTGCGCCGGAACTGCATAAACGAATAACGGCAGGGCAGAGCATTGAATACCTGCTTTCACAGCTTTTAAAAAAACCGCAGTGGCAAGCGCGGTACTTCTTGGCGCGCCGCTGGCGGATTTTGAGCGAAAGTGTGACGAGGCCATATATGCGTTACAGGCGTTACGTAGCGGTTATCGCCAGCAGTACCAGAGACATGACCAGTGAGTAATTTTTTATGTTTTATCGCCCGGAAAAGAGCGTAGAGAGGCTTTATGGCCGCACTTCCATACATGCAGCTTTACATCGCTGATTATCTGGCGGACACCATGCACCTTTCTGCCGAGGAACATGGAGCCTATTTGCTGTTGATGTTCAATTACTGGCAGACCGGAAGAGCTATCCCGAAAAGCAGGCTGGCAAAAATTGCTCGGATTAGCAATGAACGCTGGGGGGCTGTGGAAGAGTCCCTGAGAGAGTTTTTCATTGATAACGGTACTGAATGGATTCATGAGCGTATCGAAAATGATCTCGCTGCGGTCAGGGATGTTCTGGCGAAAAAGTCGGCAGCAGGAAAAGCATCTGTTCAGTCCAGAAGGAACAGGAAGAAAACGCAGGCTGCCAGTGGAGGTAACACATGTTCAACAGGTGTTGGTTCGGTGTTTAAACAGGAGGCCAACAAAAAGGGAACTAATAAAGATATAGATCTAAAAGAATTAAACCCCACACATAACGCGTGCGCGCGCGCGAGTGCTCCGGTTAGTCAGCCTGGAATTATGGAACAGCCTGTCGTGACTGAACCGGAATACCGGGAAGGCCTGAACGAGCCGATCGGGAAATTCTCAATGATGGATGACTGGCATCCCTCGCTGGATTTCCGACAACGGGCCGCCCAGTGGGGCGTTGCGTTACCAGAGCCGGAGTATTTACCTACGGAGCTTGTCGCGTTCAGGGATTACTGGACGTCGGAGGGAAAGGTGTTCACACAAATCCAGTGGGAACAAAAATTCGCCCGTCACGTAAACCACGTCAGGGCAAAGGCGAAACCAGCCAGCAGGGGAGAAAGCCATGCAGAAATCCAGCCAGACAGCACCGCATCGCGGGCAGTACAGCAAATCAGGGCAGCCCGCGTGCAGTGGGAACGCGAAAACGGGATCGTCAGCGACGGAGACGGCCTGGCGACTCTGGGAAGTCATGGGGGAAATTTATTCGAACCGATGGACGCAGAAGAACGGCGCGGCACCTTCAAAGCTGTGGGTGGCCCAGATTGGGGCGATGACTGAGCGCCAAATCCGGCTGATTTGTCAGCAGTGTATGGAGCGATGCCGGGCGGCTGAGACATGGCCTCCGGACCTGGCTGAGTTTATTTCGCTGGTTTCTGAAAGCGGAGCTAATGCGTTTGGTCTCACAGCCGATGCGGTGCTGGCGGAATATCGTCACTGGCGTAACGAGTCCTGGCGCTACTCCGGCAGTGATAAATATCCGTGGCCTCAGCCGGTTCTGTATCACATCTGCACCGAGATGCGCAGAACGGGCGTTGAGCACCAGATGACGGAAGGCGAACTGAAACGACTTGCAGAACGGTTACTGGCGAAGTGGACAAAACACGTCGGTAATGGTTTCAGCATACCGCCGGTACGCCGTCAACTGGCAGCGCCGCGTCATCCGGCAGGGCCAACCCCGGCACAACTGATGATGGAAGAATTCAGACGGCGTAAGGCGGCGGGAAGGCTTTAACAGGGGGGACTTATGAGCAGAAATTACACACCGGCGCAGAAAGCTGAAATACAGAAGCGCCTGACGGAACTGGTACGAACCCACGGTCGGATGACGTTTGGAGAACTGCGGAAGATAACGGGGTTAACCATTTTTACAGCCCGCCACTACCTGGAAAAGGCGGAAAGTTGTGGGGATCTGTATCAGGCCGGGAGAAGCGGTATTTTCCCTTCGGAACGGGCTTTCCGGCTTTGGAAGCAGAAACGTGAAGATGCCAGGATTAACCGCTTTTTGAAAACACCGGAAGGTGTGGTGAGTTCCTACGATCGGACCAGAAACGTTATCTGTACGGAGTGTCGGAACAGCGTGACGATGCGACGGGTACTGGCATTTTATCGGGGAAATTACCGGGAGGCGAAATCTGCATGAAAATCGAATACCAGGAAGGAGGATCTGAGTCCCGTCTGGTTATCACCAGCGGTTTCCTTTGGTGGAGAAAACATATCCATCTGGTTGATGAAATTTTGTTGCGTGCGCCGCAACTGCGGGCGGTGAGTGAGGGATTTTTTATCGTGACGACGACCGTCAGTGGATTTACAGCGGATGTGCTACGGGCGGAAATGATTGTTGAAGGTATGGGGTACAAGGTGATGAACGCCGAAATGATACATAACAGTTGCATGGAGGCAGACAAATAGCTGGCGTAACACAGAGCGTTGAGTACAATTGCTGCGGGTGCTTGAGGCTGTTTGCCTGGAGCATTCGTGAAAGGCAGACAGAGAAAAGCCCCAGTTAACATTCGGCGTCTTGCAGGACGCTTAACATTAAACTGAGGCCAATCCAATGCTTGAACAACTGAAGATTAGCCTCTTAACCGTAAGAAATCAACTTACAGGAGGCTGTAATGCGAAGGAACTATGTGTTTTGTCTGGTTGTTGTTTGTATCACCATTCTGATTTTGGTCTGGATGGTTCGGGGTTCACTTTGTGAACTACATATCAGGCAGGGAAACACAGAGCTTTCGGCGTATTTAGCCTACGAAGTTGAACAACGTTAAGAGCATCGGCGGGGAGAAATCCCCGCCATCTCTGATGTAACAGGTACTTCAATGCACCCGCACTTAACCCGCTCCGGCGGGTTTTTTAATGCCCGGAAAATGAGCGTGTCAAAAAATAACCAGTTATAAGATTATAAATAGAACGCAGAGAAAATGTCATTGCATATGGTCAAAAAATAGTCACATTTATTAATAATGATAATTAGTAGCATCCTATATATTCATGGTGGGAATGAAGATGCTTTAAAAATGCTCAAGTTCGTTATCTATGGAGACACCGTGAAAAAATTAAATAAAACATTCACTTGTAAATATGCTGTTATTCGCCGTGATGACATGACAGTAATTGCTGAAATGGATTTTTTTCCTGACTGCAACAGATCATTGATGTATCGGGATGGCCGCTATGTCCGGTTTCTGCCGTTGTTGCAAAATGACATCATGGGGAGCGATACCCTGATTTATGAGCTGACTATCAGGGCCGGTTATCATGAATAATCATCCTTTGTTATACTCGTCTGCGGGCTGAACTCCCAATCTACTGCGCCACCGGAGAGAACGATGGCGCATTTACAACTGGTCAAGCAAACCTCATCAGGGCTTCTGCTCCCGGCGACGCCGGAGAGTGGGGATTTCCTGCGCTCAGTAAAAATCGGTGAGTGGATACACGCCGATTTTAAGCGTGTCCGCAACTACGCCTTTCATAAACGATTTTTTAAACTCCTTCAGCTTGGTTTCGACTACTGGACGCCAAAGGGCGGCACGGTCACATCGCGGGAACAGAAACTTATCTCCGGATTCGTTAATTTTCTTTGCGACTCCGCAGGCCAGGAATATACCCCGGCCCTTAATGAGGCGGCGGAACAGTACCTCCATAACGTAGCTACCCTGCGAACCGGGGACGTCGCCCTTCTTAAATCTTTCGATGCCTTCCGGGAATGGGTAACCGTTCAGGCCGGGTTTTATACCGAGCATTTTTATCCGGATGGCAGCCGCGGGCGTCGGGCGAAATCCATAGCGTTCGCCAGTATGGACGAAACCGAGTTTCAACAGGTCTATAAGGCTGTGCTGAACGTCCTGTGGAACTGGATTCTGTTTCGTAAATTTTCCTCTCCGGAAGAAGTTGAAAACGTGGCCGCGCATCTGCTGGAGTTCGCATGAAAATGACATGGTTTCAGCATCCGGCGTGTACCACCGAAGAGGCGGATGAGCTGGTGAAGCAGTACCGGCGCAGGGGGGTAAAGACGGAGCGCAGCCTGAATCATGACTGTATTCACTGGACGGTAAGCGCCCTGTTACCGGAATTCGGGCATGTGCCAGTACGGAGGCGTGCGTGCTCTTATCTGAAATGAAAACTTACCGCAGTAAAAAATGGCTGGCAGCCGTCGGGCAGATTGAGCAGTGCGTGCTGTGTGGTCGGTGGGGAACGCAGGTCGCGCACATGAATGAAGGCAAAGGCATGGGAATGAAAACTGATGACTGCGCCACGGCGGCTATTTGTCAGGAATGCCATCATGAAATCGATAACGGCAGTCACCTGAGCAGGGAAGAGCGCCGGTGTCTGATGAACAGGGCAATCGTACTGACAGTGATTGAAGTTGCCCGCCGCGGGCTGGTGGTGCCCGCCGCGGGCTGGTGGTGCCCGCATGAAAATTTATGAAATTACGCCGATTGGCAAACCCCGAATGACTCAACGCGACCGATGGCATAAACGACCAGCAGCGTACTGGGCATTCAAGCATGAAGTCCGCCTGCACGGGAGTCGTCTGTCAGAATCCGGATATCACGTAACTTTCGTTATCCTCATGCCAATGTCTGGAGCCAGAAAAAGCGCGCGCAACACGTTGGCCAGGCCCATCAACAGAAGCCAGACAAAGACGATCTCGAAAAGGCATTACTCTATGCCATCTTTGATGACGGCAGTCGTGTCTAGGATGGGCGGGTAAAAAAATTTGGGGCGAGTTAGGGCGGATAATTATTAAAGAAACTGGAGTTAATGATGCGTGATATGTATGAAGTAATGGACCGTTGGGGTGCTTGGGCTGCCGCGGATAGTAGTGGTGTTGACTGGCAACCTATTGCCGCTGGTTTTAAAGGTTTGCTACCACATGGTAAAAAGTCGCGGCTGCAATGTAATGACGATGATGGGATAATGATTGATGGCTGTGTCGCACGCCTGAAGATATATAAACCAGAGGAGTATGAACTAATAATTGCTCACTTCATCCTAGGGATTTCATTGCGTACTATTGCAAAAAAAAGAAAATGTTCTGATGGTACTGTAAGAAAGAACTTGCAAACCGCTCTCGGGTTTGTAGATGGAGTACTGTCAATGTTATAACAAGGGAGGGAGTATCCCCTCCCATTTTACTCTATTGTTTCAACAGAAGTCTTATGTTTTGTCTAATTATAATTAGACAGTGCAACAAGAAAAAAATAGTAAGTATGGCAAGCCAGACGCAAAATAAACAAGCGAACAGATTGGTTGAAAGGCCGATGGTAAACTGGGCAATAGCAGTCGTTAGTGAAAATAAAATCGATGTATTAATGAAAGAAGAAAGGTTATCTAAAGGTTTGTAGAGATCAGCATCCTTTATTTTATCTGGAGAAATACCATTCGCCTTACTGTAAGTATCTTTATATTCAGGAGTTGCAAAAACTTTATCTCTAATGTTTATAATGACAAAGGTATGCAAACTCAATAAAAAGGAGCCAACAGAAATGAATCCAGAAAAGAGATACCCACGCAGATTTTTGTGATAAAAGTCAAAGAATTTTTCACTGACGCCAGGTGTGTTTCGATACAGGAAGTACAGCCCCAGCAAAACTAGGGCTGACAGTAGGAGTAGGACTAAGTACTGACACCTCAACCTTTTATTTATAAGCCATTCATACAAAGGCATTTTTGTTGGCCCCGTTTAATATCTCATCCTTTATTATATCAAATACAGGATTGGAAGTATAATTGTCGTTTGTCAGGCCATTAACTTTTTCTGCTATTACATCAAAATCATACGATTCAAAGAAAGCAGGGCAATCCATGAAATCTATGATCTTCTCTATCCCGCTGTGATCAATTGCAGTAACTCTCGCCTTAGATATTCCTCCTTTCATGGCATTAAAGGCATCTGACATTGTTTGTGATAGTGCCCCAATTTTATATTTATCATCTGGATTAATGCACATGTCTATTGTTGTTGAATTAGCAAATGCTTCGAGTGGAGTCATTGGTCCGCCCTTAAAGTCAATGTAATCAAATTTAAATGATGCTTTTTTTATTTCTCTAAATTGTCCAAGGATGGTTTTAATATCTTCCTTGGTTGTCATGATGCTAAATGAAAAACGTTTCTTGTATTTTTTGTTAACTGCAGTGACTTCTTTTTGCTTTGGCTTGTCCCCCAGTTTTACAATATCTGCTGCGTTCTGCTTTCTGATAAACTCATTACTCACGCTTTGTAAGTGGCTGAAGAGTGTGTTCAGGCTGCAAGATCCATGATGAGACATATACAGGCCGCGAAGATTAGTTTTATTCAGCAAAAATAAATTGAATGTGGCCAATTTTTCGTCACCCTGAAGATCTTCCACTTTGAGTTGAAATTTTCCGTCAATGAATTGAGACTTACAGTTCTTCTTTTGATTTTTGAACGTGACCACCAAACCATAATAAAAATCATTCACATCTGACATGAGTATCCTGCGAGTATAATCCGCGCGATCATATTGTCGTGAAGATGCTTTAATAAATTCATTCATTACATCTATTGTATTGATATTTTCATTTTCATTTGTTATTGAAAATCCTAAGCTTTTAACTTGCATTTGTGTGCGTCCTAAATGAAACAAAAAGTAATATCGAGCAGTCTAATCCACCTGCTGAATAAAAAACACTAATGCGTACGCAAAAAATGCCATAAGCTGTTAAGAGTGGTTACTACGTCACACCGCTTAATCATCAAAAAACCGCCAAAATTGGTGGGTTTTGTCGTTTTAAGGCTGCCTTTGGTCGGTCTTTTATATTGCAGGCCTCACGGGAATCATCCGCTACGTGTTTTGTTGATAAATCCAGCCCGTGAAGCCTGCGCCTTTTGAGCACACTCTGCACCATCCAAGCTATCGGGGGCGAGGCTATGACTGTTAAAAGCAGCCTATACCACAGGATTTGAGTTGTGGCTTCTTGCACCGCGGCATTTTCTGTTTCGCCCTATATCGCTGCCGCATAGCGGGGATTGGCTTCCACATTATTTTGCAAAAAAATCTCGCAGAAGCCACGGGATTTTGTCGTTTCAGGAGGACACTATGTATCAATCGGGTCAACACAGTCACTCATTGTTTCCGGGAGTGAACAGCGACAACCTCAAAACGTTTGTGCTTGAAGTTGACTGTTATCATTTAGAGGATGCGCTGAAAGCAATGGAAAAAGTTATCCAGGAGTTAAAGCTGAGTCAGAGCTATTTTGGCTACGGAAGTAAAACCGGAGTCAGGACAGCAATCCGTTATTCCTGAATCCTCCCACCAATGATTGCAGGTAACGGTACAAGTACTTCCCAAAATGGTTCATAGCCGGGATACAATTCTTTTGTTTTACCTTGCCAGTAAAGATCCAGTCGATGTGACATTTCTGGAGGGGTACAGTTTACATTGAGTAAATTCATATCAGCTCTGTGGCAACCTGCGGTCTGATGGACTTCATAGATAGCTGTATTTGAAGGCACATGGCTTAACAATCTAAACCTGGCTGCATCATGGATAGCTTCACAGGCAAAGAGAGAACGAAACCGGGATGGTTTATCTGGAAAGTTTGCTCTTCTTCTTTCTTCAAGAAGCATTTCCATGAAAATACTCATATTTTCTTTGGATTTAAGAAGGTTGATATTGTGGTTGAAGAAATAATTATTGCCGTGCCTTGATACTTGTGACCAAAAACGATTTGCGACGTGCTCCTGAAGTTCGATGGAACAACAAGCTGTTTGATGTTCAATGCGAGCTCCTGCTGATAATGTTCCGAGCCTGTCCAGGGTGTACAACGTTTTCCCGTTCATGAGTGTCCTTTCAGGTTATTGATTTTATTAAATCAACGATATCAAAGCTGGGAAATGTAGTGAAGATATCTGTATGAAAATGGGGATCGGCTCCTGCATCCCTCACCAGGCTGCGCTATTGCGCGGCCTTTTTTGTCTATGGAAAACCCCCAGCTAGGCTGGGGGTTCCGGAAAGCTTTCAGCTTTAAGCCAGTTATTAAAACCCCTTTTGATTTGTTAAAACATCTTGCGGTCTGGCAACTGCAAAAGTTCAACAAGAAATCAAAAGGGGGTCCCAATGGGGGACGAAAAGAGCTTAGCGCACACCCGATGGAACTGTAAATATCACATAGTTTTCGCGCCCAAATACCGAAGACAAGCGTTCTATGGAGAGAAGCGTAGGGCAGTAGGCAGCATATTAAGAAAATTGTGTGAATGGAAAAACGTACGAATTCTGGAAGCGGAATGTTGTGCAGATCATATTCACATGCTTCTGGAGATCCCGCCAAAGATGAGTGTGTCGAGCTTCATGGGATATCTGAAGGGTAAAAGTAGTCTGATGCTTTACGAGCAGTTTGGGGATCTAAAATTCAAATACAGGAACAGGGAGTTCTGGTGCAGAGGGTACTATGTCGATACGGTGGGTAAGAACACGGCGAAGATACAGGACTACATAAAGCACCAGCTTGAAGAGGATAAAATGGGTGAGCAATTATCGATCCCGTATCCGGGCAGCCCGTTTACGGGCCGTAAGTAACGAAGTTTGATGCAAATGTCAGATCGTATGCGCCTGTTAGGGCGCGGCTGGTAAGAGAGCCTTACAGGCGCATCTGAAAAACCTCCGGCTATGCCGGAGGATATTTATTATTTCCACTTACCCGACATCCGGGTAGTCCATTTCCCGGACAGGGGAAGTTATGACAATGGATAAACATACAACATGGCTGGCCTACATCTGGGCATTAATCAGCGGCATATGCGCCCAGTGGACGTTAAACGACTATGGCGCGTTGATAGGTATTGTTCTGGGTATTGGTACGTTTCTGGTTAATAAGCATTACAAAAAAAAATCAGAGCAGGCTCAGGCAAGGCAGGCTGCCGCGATGGAGGAGCGTAACAGGCTAATCGCCCGGATTCTGGAAAAAAACGACCATGACAGCACGTTAAAAATGCTGGCGGTATCTGAAATGCCGGAGGGCAATAATGGCGCTCAGGACAAAAGTTAAGGCTCTTCTGGCTGGTGGCGCGAGTGCAATAGTGATAGCTGCGGCGATGCTTGGCGGTAATCACGGTCTGGAAGGCAGGCGCCACGAACCCTATCGGGATGTGGCTGGCGTACTTACCGTATGTGACGGGCATACGGGAAAAGACATTTTACCTGGCAAGCACTACACCGATGCGGAGTGTGATGCGCTACTGAATAAAGACCTTGCGCTGGTGGCTGCTCGTGTAGATCCACTGATTAAGACCACTATCCCGAACAGCGAAAGAGCTGCACTCTACTCCTTTGCGTACAACGTTGGTACTGGCGCGTTTGCCAGGTCAACCCTGTTGAAAAAACTCAACGCTGGTGATCTGGCCGGAGCCTGCAACGAGCTTAAACGCTGGACGTATGCAGGTGGTAAGCAGTGGAAAGGGCTGGTAACGCGTCGCGAGATCGAGCACGAGGTGTGTACGTGGGGGCTGAAATGAACCGCATAACCACGGGCGTAATAGCCTCATTGTTGATTGTGGTCGCGGCGCTGGCATGGGCAACAGACCATTACCACGGTAACGCGGTGCGCTATAAAGACCAGCGCGATACCGCCACTCACAATCTGAAGCTGGCGAACGAGACAATTACCGACATGACGAAGCGCCAGCGTGACGTTGCCGCCCTCGATGAAAAATACACGAAGGAATTAGCTGATGCACAGACCAGGAATACTGATTTGCAGCGCCGCCTTGCTGCTGGTGGCCGGGTGCGCGTCGAAGGACGATGTTCAGTGCCCACCGAGACCGAAACCGCCAGCACCAGCCGCGTGGGCAATGCTGCCACCGTCGAACTCTCTCCAGGTGCTGGACAAAACGTTCTCGATATCCGCGCCGGGATCATCAGCGACCAGGAAAAACTGAAGTATTTGCAGGAGTACGTTCGCACGCAGTGCAGATAAAAAAATCCCCGCAGGAGGGAAAAGGAGCTTACCTGCGGGGGAGTTTCAGAAATGCATAAACATGACAATGTCTCTGGGTCTGCGTACTACTACATCGCGTTTTTATCGTACTGATATAAGCCAGTTTTCGTACACCTCAAAAACGTAACCAGACGCTAAAAACTGGTACACCTCATGAAAATAACTCAATGGCTGAAAAGCCTCGTCCATACGGAGCAAAGAGAAATGCCGGATATGAAAGATATCGTCACCGACGACATGGTGAAAAACGCCCTCAAATCAGACGCCGTTACCATCGCAGTTAAAACGCAGATTAAATCCACTCTGGATCAGCAGATTGACGCCGCTGTCGATACCGCATTGACCGATATTCTCGGTAGTGATGCTGATAATACGGTTATGCAGTAGGTGAGGTCAGGCATTACAGCAGCCCTTCAGTGAGGGGCTGCGATAATGGTTAATCACAGGGAACATAATCATGGCAAAACCGGACTGGGAGGCCATCGAGACGGCATACCGGGCCGGAGTTATGAGCCTTCGTGAAATCGGTACTCTGTATGGTGTAACAGAAGGGGCGATAAGGAAGAAAGCTAAGAAGCTGGAGTGGGTACGCAAAAATGGTACGCAGGTACGCAAAAATGGTACGCAAAAAAACACGGTGCGTACCACGAGGAAGCCTGCCAGCTCCGGTGCAGTGCAAAAGCATTCACAGCCAGAAACCAAACCTCCCGCAGATACGAAACCCGAAACGGTACGCAAAAAGGTTGTCACTAATCATCCCCCTTTTCAGCCCGGTAATCAGTATGCACTGAAACATGGCGGTTACGCCCGGCGCCTTCTCCTGAAAGATGAAGTCGTTGAGGATGCCAGAGCGCTGACGCTTGAAGATGAGCTCTTCCGGTTGCGGGCGAATAACCTGATGGCCGCCGAGAACATTGGTCGCTGGCTCACCCTGCTGGAGGATGCGGAGGAAGAGCAGCAGCGCAAAATTCTGATGGATAACATCAGCGCTGCCGAAAAGGCGATGATGCGTAACACCGTGCGCATTGAATCCATCGTTGGAACGCTGGCGACCGTTAGCAAAATACACGCCGACACTGATTATCGTTTGGCGGCTACTGATAAGGTATCTCTCCAGGCTGACAGGCTGCGACGTGATGCTGGTATCGATGATGGTAACGGAGAACGTGACCTGAATGACTTCTACGCCGATATCCAGACCGACGCTTAATCCGGCCCTGAGAAACTTCTGGACCACGCAGGCGCGAAATAAGGTGCTCTATGGCGGGCGGTCATCGTCAAAATCATGGGATGCAGCCGGATTTGCAATATTCCTGGCAAATAAATACAGCCTGCGTTTTTGCTGCGCTCGCCAGATCCAGAACAAAATTGAAGAATCGGTTTACACGCTTCTCAAAATTCAGATAGACCGGTTTGGCCTGCGGCATCGTTTCCGCATTCTGAACAACAAAATCATTAACCGGGTTACCGGCTCGGAATTTGTTTTTTATGGGTTATGGCGCAACATCGAAGAAATTAAGTCACTGGAGGGGATCGATGTGTTGTGGCTGGAAGAAGCCCATGCACTGACGGAATATCAATGGAAAATACTGGAGCCGACAATCCGTAAAGAGGGTTCAGAGTGTTGGTTTATTTTTAACCCTGGACTGGTCACCGATTTCGTGTGGCGTAACTTTGTGGTCGATCCGCCAGAAGATACGCTGATTCGCAAAATCAACTACGACGAGAATCCATTCCTTTCAGACACCATGCTGAAGGTTATCGATGCAGCCAGGCATCGTGACCCGGAAGGGTTTGTGCATGTTTATGAGGGCGTACCAGAGTCTGATGATGATGCGGCAATTATTAAGCTTTCGTGGATTGAAGCGGCTGTTGACGCGCATAAGGTTCTGGGCTTTGAGCCTGAAGGACGTAAGCGCATCGGTTTCGATGTCGCCGACAGTGGTGCGGATAAGTGTGCCAACGTCTATCGACATGGTTCTGTGGTGTACTGGGCCGACGAGTGGAAGGCGAAAGAAGACGAGTTGCTGAAAAGTTGTCTGCGTACATACATGGCTGCTTTAGAACGGGGGGCCGATATTGTTTATGACTCTATTGGTGTCGGGGCCACAGCGGGTGCCAAGTTCTCTGAAATTAATGAAGATCGCAGGCGTGCTAATCCTGTGGCATCGCAAATCACCTATCAACGTTTTAATGCCGGAGCTGGTGTGCATGAGCCGGATAATGAATATAACGGTATCCCAAATAAAGACTTTTTTGCAAACCTGAAGGCACAGGCCTGGTGGCTGGTGGCTGACCGTTTCCGTAATACATTTAACGCCGTGAACGCGGTGAAAAATGGAGAGGTGGGAGAGACATTCAGCGTCGATGAGTTAATCAGTATTGATTCCTCATGCCCTCTGTTGGAAAAGCTCAAGCTGGAACTCACCACGCCACACCGCGATTTTGACCGTAACGGTCGTGTAATGGTGGAAACCAAAAAGGAACTGGCGAAACGTGATGTTCCATCGCCGAACGTAGCTGATGCCTTCATTATGTCCTTTGCCCCGACGGTAATGCCTATCGTAATTTCTGATGATTTTATGGAGTGGATTTGATGTGGCTTTTTAAACGTAAAAAAACGGTGACACCGCCAGAAAGTCCGCCTGAACCACATCCGATGACGATCAGCGATGAGGTGGTTGCTGAGGCGGGACAAAAACCGCAGCGTGAATTTGTTCGCTATGAGCCACCGCCGGGAGTCATTCCCGAAGACATACGCAATGCTGTACTGGCAATGGACTCGACTCCCTACGATACACTGAACAGCCAGTATCCTGATTTTGTGTACGGAGGATTTCCGGGCTATCCGTATCTGGCACTTCAGGCGCAGTTACCAGAGTACCGGCGCATGGTCAGTGTGATTGCCGAGGAGATGACCCGCAAATGGATAAAGGTTAAGGCGGTCGGGGTAGGGGACGACAGCCGCGCGCCGCGCATAGCGCAGCTTACTGATGCACTGGAGCGCTATAACGTACGGGATGCCTTCAGACTGGCGGTTGAGCACGACGGCTTTTTCGGGCGGGGGCAAATTTATATCGATGTGCGTTCGCCATCGGGTATGTCGGCCTGGACTGACCCGGCGGAGCTGGAGTCCAGGCTGTTTATTTCAGACAAAAAAATCCCGAAAGGTTCTCTGCTGGGGCTTCGTGTTATTGAACCCGTCTGGACGTATCCGGGTATGTATAACGCGGATAATCCGCTGAGTGATGATTTTTACCGTCCGTCCGAATGGTACGTAATGGGAAAAACGGTTCACGCCAGCCGCATGATTGATCTGATTTCCCGCCCGGTTCCGGACATGCTGAAGCCGGCCTATAACTTTGGCGGCCTGTCACTGGTTCAGATTGCCGAACCCTACGTCAACAACTGGCTGCGTACACGCGACAGCGTGGGCGATATGCTGCATTCGTTTTCGCTGAGCGGGATCATGACGGACATGGGCCAGGTGTTAACGGGGAAAAGGGACTCGAATTACGCAAAACGCGCGGAGCTGTTTAACCGTACCCGTGATAACCGCGGGTTGTTGATGCTGGACAAGCAGAAAGAAGAGTTTTTCCAGTTCAACACCCCTCTGAGCGGCCTCGACACCCTTCAGGCGCAGGCACAGGAACACATGTTCTTTGTCAGTGCCATACCATCAGTAAAGTTCGCCGGGCTGAGTCCTACGGGACTGAACGCGTCGAGTGAGGGTGAAATCCGTGTGTTTTACGACACCATCGCTGCACTTGCCACTCGCCTTCTGAAGAAACCGCTGAAAAAGGTACTGGATATTATTCAGTTGTCTGAGTTCGGCGATATCGATCCTGATATCACTTTTGAATTTGAACCCCTGCATGAACTGACGCGCGAGCAACTGGCAAATATCCGTAAAACTGAAGCGGAAACAGATCAGATTTACGAGAGCGCCGGAGCGGTGACCAATAACGAGGTACGCGAACGGCTGGCTACTGCGCCGGACAGCCCGTACAGCGGTATTGACCTGAGCGGAGAAATCGAAATTGACGACACCGAAGAAAATCCGCCGCAAGACCCGAACGCAGACCCTGAGACGGATTTCACCCAACGCGGGGATTGAGGCCTGGTACCGCAGACAACTGGATAATGCCGTCAGTGAGATGCACAACAGCGTACTTTACTGGCTGCGGGCTGAGTACCGTAAAACAGACCTCGCGCAGGATGCGTCCCCCGTTAACCTGATGCGTGGTGCCATGCAGCAACTTGCCAGGCGCTGGCAGAAAAAGTTTGACGAAATGGCCCTGCGGCTGGCGAGGCGGTTTGCCGGTGATGTTCTGAAAAACAGCGATGCGTCACTGTCCACTGCGCTCCGTGATGCCGGGTTTACGGTTCCTTTCCGTATGACAGCGGAGATGAACACCGCACTTCAGGCCAGCATCACGGAGAATGTGAACCTCATTCGCTCCATCCCGCAGCAACATCTCACCCAGGTGGAAACACTGGTCATGCAGTCTGTTGGCCGGGGGCGTGACCTGAAAACTCTGACCGATGAACTGGAAAAACGCTACGGCATCACACGACGGCGCGCGGCGCTGATTGCCCGCGACCAGAACAATAAAGCGACCTCGGTAATGCAGTCGGCCAGACAACGCTCGGTGGGCATCACTGAAGGTATCTGGCGGCATTCCCGCGCGGGTAAAACATGGCGCCCGTCGCATGTGAAGGCGAACGGTAAACGGTTTGATCTGCGAAAGGGGATGTTTCTGGATGGTAAGTGGGTACTGCCGGGCGAAGAAATCAACTGCAAGTGCGGCTGGGAGGCCGTTATTCCCGGACTGGAGAAAAGATGATTATTACCGAAATGCTGGCGTTTGACCGGGCATCGGTAAGGCAGTTCGATAAAGTAGGTCGCCTCCAGATTGAGCGCAGTAATCTCAGCAAGGCGAACGTCTGCGGTTATTTCGGGCATGAAATACCGGGGGCGGAAGCGCTGGGACTCGACCCTCAAAAACTTTATCAGCTTTACCGTGACCCCGATGAACTGCGCAAGGCAGTTTCAACCTTCAACAATATTCCCGTCCTGTGCCGACACAAACCCGATTATCCGGGCGCGCCCGCGCGCGAGTACCGGGTGGGGACGACCCATGCCAACAGCGAGTTTGACGGTACCTATCTGGTTAACGGCATGTCCATCTGGGACAACTCCGCCATCGCGGGGATAGAAACGGATGAACAACGGGAAATCTCATCGTCATATGCCTATGTGGCAGATATGACGCCGGGAACCACCCCCGACGGTGAACCGTATGACGGCGTTATGCGGAATATCGTGGGAAATCATGTGGCGCTGGTCGGCGATGGCCGGGCGGGGCCGGACTGTCTTGTTATGGACTCTCTCCCTCAGGAGCTAAAACGCATGAAACTGAGTAAAAAAGAAGTGGCGGTGCTTACCGCGCTGGGAACCTATCTTGCGCCGCGTCTGGCACAGGATGCGGCTCCCAGGGATTTGTTACGCCTGATGGCGCAGCATAAGCGTCCGGCAGCTATCGCCAGCGCGGTAAAAACTGCTTACAGCGAACGGCTGGCACAGGATATGGATATTGAACCGGCGGAGCTGGCGCAACTGATGGAATCAGCAGAAGCCGTGCCGGAGCTGGTCGGGGACGATGATACCGGGTTAACTGACGAGCCGAAGGCATTTGATACCGACAGCCCGATGGAAAGTGTACTGGCGTTGCTGTCCGGCAAAGTTCCTGATGATGTGCTGGAAAAAATTAAATCCGCACTGGCTCCGGCAACTGACGAAGACCCCGAAATAAAAGAGGCTGATGTGAAACCCGACGATGTGAAAGTCGATAAACCCGCGATGGATGCGGCAATCAGGCTGGCAACTGACCAGGCAACGAAACGGGCTGCTGAAAATTTCCGCGCCGTTCGTGTGGCTGAAACCGAGGTGCGGCCGCTGATTGGCGATGTGGTGGCGATGGACTGCGCCGAAGAGGTTTACCGTACCGCGCTGGAGCAGACGGGGATCGATATCCAGGGCATTCACCCCAGCGCGTACCGCAGCATGGTGAAGTTTGCCGTTGAGCAGAAACAGACGGCTAAAGGTCCGCGTGTTGCGATGGACCAGGCCAGCGCATCGACGTTTGCGGCAGATTTCCCCGGTGCAAAACTGAAACGAGGTTACTGATATGAATACTTTTCAGACACACATGAACCAGTACCCGGCACCGGGGATTCCGGGGGCATTTGCCAGTGATAACCCTCACGCCTCGTATGTGGCGGGAGAAGGCGCGCTGATTACCGGCCCTGACGGACTGGTTATTGCCCGGTTTGCCTGGGTAACCAAAGGCGTTGCCGCCAATGAGGGAACCGGTGCGCCGGCGGGTTTTGTTCCGCGCGACGGGCAGGCTTCTGTTGTGGAATGGCTGGCTGGCGACTCGAACACTATTTACCCGGGACGTGAATGTACCCTGATGGTATCGGGGGACTTCTGGGCGCTGACCACCACCGCTGCGACGGTCGGGCAGAAAGTTTTTGCCTCCCTGACCACCGGGGAGATAGCCACAGGGGCGGCAGGCGCCACGATGGCGGGTTTTGTAGAAACCGGGTTTTCCGTTGCCAGCGCTGCGGCGGCGAAAGAAGTTATTAAGATCAGCACCTGGAGCAAATGATGAATAAATTTAAACAGCATTATGCGACGGTAAGCCGCGACTACGGGATTATCCTTCCCGGTGCGCAGGCTTATTTGCCCCCGGAATACGCCGCCGATTACGGACTGGCGATGGACGCGCAGCCTGCGCTGGTTACCGCGGCTAACAGTGGTATCCCTGCATATTTCACCAATTACGTTGAGCCAGAACTGATCCGCGTGCTGGTGACGCCGATGAAAGCCTCTCAGATTCTGGGCGAAACCAAAAAAGGTGACTGGACGACACTGTCGGCACAGTTCCCGATTGCAGAATCTGCCGGGGAGGTGAGTTCCTACGGGGATTACAGCAACAACGGTGTTGTGACGTCTAACGTCAACTGGGTACCGCGCCAGAGCTATCACTTCCAGACGTTTACCCGCTGGGGCGAGCGAGAGCTGGATATGTACGGCGCAGCCCGTATTGGCTGGGCGGCAGAGCTGAACGTGGCATCGGCACTGACGCTGAATAAGTTCCAGAATAAGTCCTACTTCTATGGTATTGCCGGACTGGCGAACTACGGTTTGCTGAATGACCCGTCGTTATCCGCACCGATAACCCCGGATACCGTGGACGGTAAGCTCAAGTGGGACGACAAGGACGGACAGGGCGTGTATGACGATGTCGTGAAGCTCTTTAAACAACTGGTGAAACAGACTAACGGCCATATTGAGCGTACCGACAAAATGAAGCTGTGCATGTCGCCGCTGGCGGAGGTGAACCTCACCAAGACTAACCAGTACAAGGTTAACGTGTCCGATCTGCTGGCGAAAAACTTCCCGGCGATGACCATTGAAACGGCGGTGGAATACACCTCTGACGCTGGCGAGCTGGTACAGCTTATCGCGGAGCGTCTGGGGGAACAGGATACAGGCTATTGCTCTTTCACTGAAAAAATGCGCGCCCATGCGGTAGTGACTGAATCATCTGCCTGGAAACAAAAAAAATCTGCCGGTACCTGGGGGGCGATTATTCGCCAGCCGCTGGCGTATGCACAAATGCTGGGGGTGTGAGTCATGGCTGAAATGGTAACAGTGGGCTGCAAATTGCCGAACGGTCTGATGCTGGAAGTGGGACCGAAACAGGTACAGGTAGCAGGCTGGCGGAATAACGCCGTTAAAATCGTTGGGGGCTATGGCCTGACGCAGGTTGAAAAGGCGTTCTGGGAAGCCTGGCTGGCGGAGCACTGCCAGCAACCTTATGTGAAAAACGGCGTTATTTTTGCGCAGGACAAGGCGAACAGCGCTGCCGCGCAGGCTACGGAGCAGAAAACCGTGAAATCCGGCCTTGAACCGCTGCCGCAGAAAAATCCGGCTCCGGGCATTAACCGCGATGATGAAGTGATGGACAAACCTCAGGAGTAAAACGGTATGGGTACGGTAACGTTTGACTGGCAGGCATTTTCGGCCCTTTACCCGGAGTTTTCCGCTGTTGGTCAGGTTTCCGTAGCCGCCATGTTTGGTAAAGCGACCACGTTATACCTGGATAATACGGACGACAGTCCGGTTACCGACCTGAACGAGCGGGAACAGCTTTTGTTCCTGCTGGTTGCGCATCTGTGCTCGTTGCGGGGGCTGGGGAGCGGGAAAGATGGACAGGCCGGACTGGTGGGACGTATCACCAGTGCGTCGCAGGGTTCAGTTTCCGTCTCCGTGGACAATAGCGGCAGTAACGATGCGTCGTGGTGGTATCTCCAGACACCTTACGGCGCTGATTACTGGCAGGCGACGGCGCCGTACCGTTCAATGGAGTATGTACCGGGAGGTTCACCTTCGCGTTATCCGGGGCATTATTACCGGGGATACGGGAGGGGGCGTCGATGGTAAACAAAGTTACGGGCGGCAGACAGTTCCGGCAGAAGCTGAAACAGGCCGCAGATAACCTTAAATCGGGCAAAAGCCTCAAAGTGGGTTTTCTTGAAGGGGCAACCTACCCCGACGGTACGCCGGTGGCGTATATCGCCGCCATTAACGAGTTTGGCGGTAGTGCGATTATACCCGCTCGCGAGCAGACGCTTCACTTTTGCTATAACGAAAAAACGGGAGAAATCGGGCACCGCTTTGTCAAAGCCGGTAAGGGTAATTTTGCTCAGGATGTGGTTATTCCTGAGCACACGGTCACCATTCCACCCCGTCCTTTCTTCCGTAAGATGATCGAGCATAAAAGCCCCGAATGGGGCGAAAAAATGGCGACGCTTTTACGGGCGAATGATTTTGATACCGCGACCGCGCTGGTGTATATGGGGGAGCATATCAAAGGGCAGTTGCAGATGTTTATTCGAGACTGGAAAAGGCCGCCCAACGCCGCATCCACTGTCCGGCAAAAGGGCTTTAACAACCCGCTTATTGAAACCGGTCATATGATGAACAGTGTCGATTATTCTGTTGACGGGGGCAAAAAATGAACCTCCACGGTATTGTTTCCGGCGTGGTGCGCCGGGTAAATCCTTATACGGACGCGCTGGTTTATCGCTCGCGCGGGAGTACACAGCAGGCGGACTATTCCCGCGTGCCTGAGTATGATGATCCGGTTCCCGTCAGGGTACAAAAACAGGCCGTCACCCAGGCGGATTTACGTCATCTCGACAATCTGAACCAGCAGGGTGTTTTCGCCACACTGTATACCGACGGTAACTGGTGCGGGCTTAACCGTACCCGGCAACAGGGTGGCGATAAATTTGTCATTGGAGATGAAACGTGGCTGGTGGTTGAGGTACCGGAAATCTGGCCGGACTGGACGAGGGTTATTGTATGTCTTCAGGTGTGACCCTCTCCGTTACGGAAAGCGATCTTTATCAGGCCCTCGGTGATTATCTCCGGGGGCTTTTTTCTGATGCCGGGATTGAACGAACACAGCAGAACCGGGTCCCGATGCCTCAGGGGGACTTCATCACCATGACAGGTATTGATGTTACCGGATTATCCACTGCGGTAGTGACATACTCTGCGCCGGAACAGGCCGGTGAAGGCTCTCAGCATATCACCCGTACCACAAAATGGCGTTGCCAGCTTGATTTCTATGGGCCTCATGCGGCGGATAACGCGCAGGCGCTGGCAACGCTTTTCCGGTCTGAATTTTCCGTGCAGCTTTTCCGGCAGACAGGTGGGCTGATTTCCCCGCTGTATTGCTCAGATCCCCTTAATACCACGTTCGTCAACGGCCAGCAGCAGTATGAACCGCGCCGGACGCTTGATATTCAGATGCAGATTAACCCTGTGGTCACAACACCCCTGATGTTTTTTGACAACGTGATCACCCGGACAACGGAGGCTGATAATGCCAATCCCACTCAGTAAAGATGTACAGATAAATCCCGGTGTGCTGGCTGTGGCGGGTAATGCCGTCGATCTTAATGGCCTGTTGCTGACCGGAAATCCACTACTCCCGGTCGGCGGTGTGGTTCCGTTTTCCTCCCCGGATGATGTGTCCGCGTATTTTGGTGCATTATCCGATGAGTACGCACGCGCGCAGCTTTATTTTCAGGGCTTCAAAAATGCCACTAAAACGCCGGGACAATTGTTGTTTTCCCGTTTCAATCTTGCCGCATCGGCGGCCTGGTTACGTAGTGGTTCGTTTAAGGGCGTGACTATTGAACAGCTACAAAAACTTTCCGGTACGCTGACGCTGAGTATTAACGGGAAAAGCGCCAGCGCTGAGGTGAATTTTAACGGTGTCACCAGCTTCGCTGCTGCTGCAACGGCACTACAGACAGCGCTGACCGCGGCGGTGGCAACAGTGGTATTCGATACCACACAGAATGCTTTCGTCATTACTGCCGCCGGGGCGAAACCGGAGAGCACCACGATAACGTTCGGCAGTGGATCGGCTGCGGAACCCCTGAAGATGACCAGTAATACGGGCGCGGTGATATCCCAGGGTGCGCCTGTATCTGATGTACCTGACACGATGGCAGCCATTAAGGACGCTTCCCAGCAATGGGCGGGATTTTCCACAGTATCTGAAGTCACTGACGAGCAACACCTGGCGTTTTCTGCCTGGGCAAACGGGCAGGGCAAGCGTTACTTTTATGTGGCATGGACAACCAGTGGTAAGGCCAAAGTAAAAGGGGATACCAGTCATATCGCATACCAGATAATCACCGTCAATAACTACAGTGCTGTTGTACCGGTTTTCGCGTCTGATGGTAACCGGGCGGCTGCGGTACTGGGGTATGCGGCGTGCCTTGATTTTGTCCGACCAGAGGGACGCGTGCCGTTCAAGTTCCGCGAGTATGAAGGTCTGGCCGCTGATGTTACCAGTGGCAGCGATTACGATGCACTGATAGCCGCAGGTTACAACTTCTATGGGAAATATGCGGAAAACAGTGTGGTGGAAGATTACTGGGCGGATGGCACCATTACCGGCGATTTTAAATGGCTGGACAGCTTCTGCGGGCAAATCTGGCTGAATGCCAATTTGCAGGGATCTGTGATCTCGTTATTCAAGTCAAACCAGACTATCCCCTACAACAATGAAGGGCGGGCGCTGGTTGCGGCATCAATGAGTGACGTTATCCAGCAGTACAAACGCTGGGGCGGTATCCGTGAGGGGGTGACACTGACGGAGGCGCAGAAGAAGCAGATCAACAATGTTGTGGGGGAGGATGTTTCTTCAACGTTGTTTGCCACCGGCTACTACCTGTATATCGGCGATATGCTGCCTTCTCTGCGGGCAACACGTAGCAGCCCGTCCTGTACGCTCTGGTACTGTGACGGCGGCAGTATCCAGAAACTTGTTATTGCATCCACGGAGGTCCAGTAAATGTCAGGTAATAACAACACCATCACTGCGGCGGATGCCATTATCACGCTGACAGTGAATAACCTGTATCCCTCCGGCGTACAACTTCAGGGATTTGCCGCAGATAACGTTTATGGCACCGATCCGCTGGTACTGGCGGAAACCGTCCGCGGTATTGACGGTAAACTGTCTGCGGGATTTGTGTACAGCAACATTATCCAGACGTTTCACATCATGCCGGACTCACCCAGCCGGGATATTTTTGATACCTGGTCAACCACATCCAGGACCAGCAGGGCTGTCTTCCGTTGTAATGCTGTCGTGCTGCTTCCGGCGATAGGCCGTAAATATACCTGCGTAAATGGCGTACTCAAACAATGGAAAGCGCTGCCTGACGCGGCGCGTACATTGCAGCCAGGACAGGCGGTTATCGAGTGGGAAACTATCACTCCGGAGGTTTTTAACTGATGGCCCGTAAAGAGAAATTTATCACTATTGATGGTCAGGGGCGGGATAACGGCAAGGTATTTCACCTTACCGAAATGTCTGCCTCGCAGGCGGAATGGTGGGCGATGCGCGCCATTATGGCGATGGGGCGTGGCGGCGTGGAGTTACCGGATGATGTTCGCAGTATGGGGATGGCTGCGCTGGCGCTGGAAGGGCTGAAAGCGTTGTCAAAAATCCCGCCGGAAGAAGCCCGTCCACTGCTGGATGAAATGATGGAATGTATACAGTTTGTTCCCGATCCGAAAAATCGTGGTATACGGCGACCTCTTATTGAAGACGATATAGAGGAAATCACCACCAGGCTTAATTTACGTGCGGAGGTATTCAGACTGCATGTGGATTTTTTCAGTCCCGCCGCCAGCTAGATATTCCCCCGCGTTATCTCGGCCCCGACAGACCGTTCGGGGTGGTGGATTACGTTAACGTTCCCCGCACCATTGCGACCGTTATCTCCTCCGGTAAGGCTTCAAAAGTCGAACTGGATTCCGTACTTGGTGTGCAGGACTTATGGGATCTGCTTGAGATTATTCAGGTGGACGCCCATAACGAACGTGTGATGCAGGAGACACAGAATGGCAGCGGTACTTGATGAGCTGGTTCTGGCACTGGATATAGAAAGTAAGGACTTTACCGCCGGGGAACAGGCTGCGCACGCTGCACTGGACCGACTGACCGCCGCAATGGAGCGGGTGGCGGATGTTTTCGAACTGGGGCAAAAACAGGCCAGTAATGCCCTGGCGAAAACAGGCAGTGATGCGGATAAAGCTGCACGTGAGACGGAAGCCGCCGGTGAGCGCACGGGTAAGGCCCTGAAGAAAACAGGCTCTGACGCTGATAAAACTGCCGCGAGTATGGAACAGGCGGGGAAGCGAACCGGTGATGCCATCGCGAATACCGGCAAAAAGGCCGAAAAAACCGCTAAGAGGATGGAGGCAGCAGGCAAACGGGCATCAACGTTTTTTTCCGGCATACGTACTCAGATACTGGCGCTGGCAGGCGTCACCCTGACACTGGGGGGAATTAAAAGCCTGGTCACGGGGTTTGCCGGTGATCTTAACCGGCTGTCAATTTCCTCCGATGCCTTTGGCATGAAAGCGAAACATCTGGACGGCTGGATACGCGCAGGGCAGGCGAATGGTGCTGACGCTGGCGAGATCACCGGGGCGTTTTCCCGGATTACGGATGCAAAAGCCGCATTCAAAGCCGGAAAGTACTTTGATCCTGTGTTGCAGGATTTGTTTCAGGTTGCAGCCCGTGCGGGTGTCAGTGTTGATTTAAATACCGACAGTACCGAAGTCATCATGCGCAAGCTGGCGTCTGCCTTTCCGCGACTGACAAAGTCAGAACAGACAGCCTACGGTAATGCGCTGGGGTTCAGTTATGCCGGGCAGCAGTTTCTTGGCTCAGGCCATGCTCTTCAGGATGTGGATGACTTTACATCCCGTTCGCAGGTCTCCGACGATAAAATCCGGAAAGCCCGCAAATTGCGGGAAGCCCTTGCAGAACTGGACCAGGTATGGACAACAATTGGTCTGACTATAGGTACGGCACTGATGCCGTATGCCACGGAATTCAGCAAATGGCTGGAGAAACTCGGTGACTGGATGCAGCAACATCCGGAGGAAGTGAACAAGTTTATCACCACATTTCTGAATAAAGTTGAGTCAGTGGCCTCCTGGGTGAATAAGGCTGCCGGAGAAATGGGGGGCTGGCAGAATGTCATTATTACACTGATCGGGCTGAAAGTGGCGTCATGGGTACTGGGGCTGACTAAGGCCCTCAACGGTCCCGGCGGCCTTCTTTTTGCGATAACGGCGCTTTACCCGGTTGTTGACGGGTTAATGACATCCATCGTTGGCAGGAAGAATAAGGACTGGCTGGATTCGCATGGTTTTTTCTGGGCTTCAGACGGGACTTTCTTTTTCAATAAGAAAGAGATGGAGGAATACCAGGCAAAACTGGATGCCGGAGAAAAGCCAGGCAACATCACCCATGCACAATCACCTACAGTATGGCAGCAGGGAATGCTGGATACTCAGGCTTCTCTGGCAACCGGGAGGGGAGCAGCCTCCGGGGCATCCTGGCTACAGGGTATGCGTGCGACGCAGGAAAAACTCGGTAATGCCATGCAAAACCGCCCGCGTCCGACGAAGGCCGGGGAGGCTCTGTTAGGCTGGCTGCAACCGAAACTGTCCCAACTGGAGGCAAAATATAACCTGCCGACCGGACTGCTGCGCAGTGTTGCGATCACCGAATCCGGTGGTAATCAGTTTGCCGTCTCACGCGCTGGTGCGATGGGACTGTTTCAGTTCATGCCGCAGACGGCTAAGGAATTTGGTCTGAGGGGAAACGATGCCTTTGATCCTGCAAAATCCGCTGATGCCGCCGCGAGAAAACTTGGTGGCCTGCTGCGGTTTTTTCATGGCGATCTGGCTAAGGCTTTGGCGGCATACAACTGGGGTGAGGGAAATGTTCAGCGTAAGGGGCTGGCTGCTGCTCCGGAGGAGACCCGTAACTATATTCCCCGCGTTCTGGCGAATCTGCCCCATCCGGGGGCGGCAATGGCCGTACAGTCGCGTCATCCGGCGCCTGTATCTCAGTCCACCGTAACGGAAACCACGCATATCGGGACGCTGAATGTCACTACAACCTCGGACAATGTGAAGGGCATTACCGATGATGCGCGTAGGCGTATCAGGAATTCGGCGCTTGTTTCAGTTTATTCCAGCGGGGTAACAGGATGAGTTTCTCTTTCGATAATCTTTCCCTGAATAACTTTTCGCTCAATGAAAGTAACGTACTGAGTGCCGTTCGTGGCGGCGGTGTCCTGGGACTCATTAACAGTGTACTGGCACCGTCATTCGGTATTTATTACGCATGGAATGATCCGGCTGGTGTTCACCTGAAGGGCGGGAGGCCTTTCTCCCCGGATTCTTTTGTTGTCGTTGAGGTGGGAGCAGAGGCTTCTGTTTCCACCGCCCCCGTCGAACAGGGAGCCTATACCACCTTTAATAAAATCCAGCGACCGCCAGAGCTGCATGTGACTTTCACTGTTGAGGGGTGGACGGCGTTTTCCGGGGCCGTCCCGAACCTGACAAATTTTTCCACCACCTCGCGATCGAATGTGCTGGAAACGCTTGAAATGATGCGTACCACAGCAGGACTTTACGATATTGAGACGCCGGACAAGACATGGACATCCTACGACCTGGTGAAATACGACTACCGAACGCGAAGTAATAATGGACCGACATTACTGACGGTCAGCGCAGTATTCCAGGCGGTAATGATTACAGGAGAGGTGTCAGTGGGAAGTACGGATAACCAGTCTCCCACGGACAACGATAAAGCAAAAGGGGCTGCATCGGTTAAAACTCAGCCAGTTACGGCGTCGGTGACACAACCGTCAGACGCTGACAGACGGAGCGTCACGAACAGGGGGATCACCTGATGCTGGAAATTGTTTTATCTCCCGTCAAAGCCCAGCAGTTTACGGTGACACTGGGTGCTCAGGTCTGCACCATTCGCCTGAATCAGCGTACTACGGGGATGTATATCGATATTACCGTTAACGGTGAACCGTGCCTGTATGGCGTGTTGTGCCTGAACAATAACCGGATTGTCCGGTACGGATACCTGCCGTTTCAGGGCGATCTGTTTTTTTCCGACACGGAGGGGAACCACGATCCCGACTGGCGGGGGCTTGGTTCACGGTACCGGCTCTACTGGCTGTCGCCTGAGGAGCTGACATGAGCTATGTACAGCGTGACATTACCGTGGAGTTCACCCTGTCAGACGGGCGGACGTTCGACAATGGTAAGGGCAATATTCTGACTGTTTCAGGAGCTAAATGTTTTGCCACTGTCACGGTATATGGCGGAACTGCCGGAACGCAGATAACCCTGTATATCTGGGGGCTGTCTCCGGCGCATATGGCCGACCTGAGTTATCGGGGCGTGTGGCGACCCGCTCAAAGTACGGCCAATGAAATGCGGGTACGGGCTGGTGGTCGGCTTATTTTCGAGGGAGATATTACCGATGCGTATGCGGACTACAACCAGGCGCCGGATATACCCCTTATTCTGACCGGGCAGGTTAGTTTCAACCTGCGTAATCAGACAGCGGCCGATTTCAGTGCGAAAGGTGATGTGCCTGTTGCAGATATCATCCGTGCTCTGGCGTCATCTGCCGGGCTGAAATTTGAAAATCAGGGCGTCAGTCGCAGCCTGTCGAATCCACACTTTTCCGGAAACCTTGTACAACAAATGCTGGATGCCGCTTCAGCCGCCGATATTAACATCGATCTGGGGGACGCGGAGAAAGTCACCATCTGGCCGAAGGACAAAGCCCTGGATATTCCGGCTGTGCATATTTCGCCGGACCACGGGCTTATTGGATATCCGGTCTATACCATGACCGGCCTCAGCGCCACCACGACATTCTGCCCTGATCTTTTCATTGGTCGGCGGGTCCATCTGGAATCGTCACTACCTAACGTGACAGGCGATTACCAGTTAACCGGAGTGATACACACCATTACCTCGCGAACCGTGGGCGGTCCGTGGAGCTCCAACTGTACCATGACAAGGCTTAACGATAATGGCACAACCACTCAGTAATCCGACGGACGTAAACAGTGAAATCAATGCGCAGGACTTTATGCTGCGGCAGTTTCTCGGGAAACACGTATTTATCACTCTGGGGCAGGTAGTGGCGGTGGAGGGGGAGTTTATTGATGTCCGACCGATGGTAATGGGCGTTGCAGCAGACGGTTCCCCGGTTGAGCATGAGGTGATTTATAACCTTCCCGTATGGCGGCTACAGGGGGGCAGCAATGCGGTGATTATGCCGCCACATGTGGGCGATATTGGTTTCCTCGGCATCTGCGACCGGGATATCAGTGCGGTAAAAGCCACGCGTCAGGCCGCGATGCCGGGATCAAAACGCACTCATAACTACGCCGATGCCATCTGGTTTGGTGGTGTGCTTAACGGTGCGCCCGTACAGTTCGTGGAATTTGCTGACAACCAGATACGGGTTATTTCCCCCTGGAAAGTGGAGATTTCTGCGCCGGAAGGCATCGTGAACGCCTCGAAAAGTTTCACTGTTAACTCTCCAAAAATCGCGCTTAACGGGGATGCTGCCGTCAGCCAGGGGCTTAATGTTACCGGACAGTCTGAACTTTCCGGTGGCGCGAAGATTGGCGGTATTGATTTTGGATACCATGTTCACAGTGGTGTTAAGTCCGGCGGTTCGACCACGCAGGGACCGCAGTAAACAGGAGAAAATATGCAGTCACGATCGCTTCTTCTCGACACCGGGACATGGGACATCCTGCTGGATGATACCGGAAATCTTGCCATTACTGATAATCCCCATGCGGTAGCCCAGGATGTGGCGTGTGCGTGCAGTACCTTTCTGGGGGAGTGCTGGTACGACTCAACGTCCGGCATACCTTACTGGTCACGCATCCTCGGACACTGGCCCGGCACGCAACTGGTGAATGCCACCCTGCAACAGGAAGCACTTAAACTGCCGACCGTGAGCGCCGCAATTTGCCAGGTCACTGTTGATAAAGCCCGGACAGTAACGGGAGTGCTGCGTATTACAGATACCAATAACGACATTTTTACGGTACTGCTATGAGTGAAAATAAATCTTTTTCTACCGCAGTACCCGCTGTACGTATTACGGACAGCGGGCTGAACGTGCCGGATGAAGCGGATATTCTGAGCGGCAGGCTCAGCGATTTTTCCGGTGCGCTGGGCGGTGCAATGAGTACCAGTCTGAGCAGTCCGCAGGGGCAGCTTGCATCAAGCGAAAGTGCCATTATCGCGGATAAAAACGATCAGTTGCTGTATATCGTTAACCAGGTAAACCCTGACTTTTCCAGTGGACGCTTTCAGGATGCAATAGGAAAGATTTATTTCCTGGAACGACGCGGGGCTACAGGTACGACAGTAACGGCAACCTGTACCGGGCTGGTTGGTACGCTGATTCCGGCGGGCAGTATGGCGCAGGATGAGGCCGGCTATAAGTACGTCAGTCTGTCAGACGCCACAATCGGCGCATCAGGGCAGGTTGATGTGGTATTCCTGAATTTGTCCACCGGGCCTGTCGGCTGTCCGGCGGGAACTCTGAATAAAATTTATAAGGCAATACCCGGCTGGTCAGGTGTCACTAACGCCAGTGCAGGTGTACCGGGCAGCGACGAGGAAACCCGCGCGGACTTTGAAAATCGTCGGCGTAATTCAGTTGCCCGTAATGCCCGTAATATTCTGGAAGCCATCCGGGGTGAAATACTCTCTACGGTAGAAAACGTGGTGGATGTTTACGTCACCCATAATCCGAAAAAAACGGAACAAAAAGCCGGGGTCAGTCAGTATCCGTTAACACCCGGTTCGTTTTATGTTGGCGTGTACGGCGGCAGTCCGGCAGATATCGCGGCGGCCATCTGGCGTAAGGCTCCGCCGGGTATTGATATGAACGGCGACACAACGTTCACCGTTGCGGATGAAGAGTACGATCCGCCGTATCCTGAATACGTGATCACCTGGCAGACACTCAAACCTGTCAGTCTGCATGTCAGTGTGACGCTGAAAAAAAGTGACTATCTGCCCTCAGATATTACCCAACAGGTACAGCAATCTGTGTTGTCCGCGTTTAACGGTACAGATGGTGGTCTGCGGGCAAGGGTAGCCTCTGTTGTCTCCGCAGGGCGCTACTATGCCGGCGTTTACAAAACCGATCCGGAAAATATCGATATTCTGGGCCTTACGGTGAGTCGTGACGGCTCGTCATGGACAACTGCTGTCACTTTCGGGATAGATGAGATTCCGGTTCTGGATGTGTCGAACATCGGTGTGAAACTACAGGAGGCGTAACGTGCAGAATGTGGCTGCAACCGTGCTTGCACAGTATGCCGCCAGCCCCCGACTCAATGCCCTCATTAACAGCTTTAACGCAGCACTTTCCCCCGACAGTTTTATCAATGATTTTTATGACCTTATCTGGAACATCGATACCGCAGAAAAGTACGGTCTTGATGTCTGGGGAAAGATTGTGGGCGTCAGTCGCCGGCTGACGGTAAAGGACGATTTTAATTACCTGGGCTTCAGCGAGGCCCGGATGGACAACCCGGTAATGGATGACCCGCGTCCGTTTAATCAGGCACCGTTTTACAGCGGAAAATCGGTTACCCGAACCGTTGACCTGTCTGATGAGATATACCGGCGGCTGATACTGATGAAAGCCATGTCGAATATTACTGACTGCTCTGTGCCGGATATTAACCGGATGCTGCGGTTTATGTTCGGAAAAAAACGCCGGGCTTATGTTCTGAATAATGGTGGACTGAGGATGAGTTACATCTTTGAGTTTGCTCTCTCGTCGGCAGAACTGGCGATTATCCAGTCGTCGGGAGCACTGCCGTCCCCGCCGGGTGTTTATGTCTCAGTGGTTTTAAAGGAGACCAGTAATGAAGCTTAACGATAAACCCCGTCAACTGGCAGTACCCTTTGCGAGTACCGGGGATAAAAATAATATCCCGGACAAGGCGACGCAGCAGACCAAAGAGAGCGGTAACGCGGCGTATGATTCGGGTTTTCCTCCGGTGACCATGACCCCGATTTCAGCGGGCGGTATACCGCCACACGGCAAGGATTTTAACGGTCTGATGCACGATATTACCGCAGCAATACGGTACGTCCAGGCTGGTGGTTTGTACACGTATAATGCCGATTTCGCCGGGGCCATTGGTGGATATGCAAAAGATGCCATTCTCGCCGGAGTCTCAACAACAGCGGTCTGGCTGAATACCATTGACGATAACCTGACCGATCCGGAAGGCGCCGACAGCGCAGGATGGGTAAACCTGCTGGCAGATCCCCTGAAGCTGTTTCTGTGGCAGAAAAACAATCTGTCAGACCTTCAGAATAAAGGAACGGCACGGGATAACCTTCAGGTCTACAGTCAGGAGCAGACGGATCTTAAATACCTCGCCAAAGACCAGAACGGTAGCGATATTCCGGAAAAGCCGCTGTTTGTACAAAATATCGGAGCGCTTCCTGCCAACGGTACGGCTGTTGCAGCGAACAGACTGGCATCACGCGGAGCGCTTCCGGCACTGACTGGTACGACAAGAGGCAGTGATAGCGGCCTGATAATGGGCGAGGTTTACAGTAATGGCTATCCGACAGAGTATGGAAATCTGTTACATCTGACCGGAACTGGCGAGGGGGAGATTCTCATTGGCTGGAGCGGGACAAGCGGCGCGCCAGCACCCGCCTATATCCGTAGCCTTCGTGATACCTCTGACGCTGAGTGGTCCGAATGGGCGATGCTCTACACCTCACTAAATCCGCCACCGAATTCGTATCCAGTAGGTG